ATGTCGCGTACCACCGCACATAAAGAAGGGCTTGCCACGGTCAACGTAATCTACTATACGCAAAAGACGCTGGCTGATGGGAGCCACCCGTTTATGGTCCGGGTCACCAAGAACCGCCGCTCCAAGTACGTGGCCACGGGCCTGTCGCTGCCCGCCAAGCACTGGGACGACAAGCGCGCCACGATTCGGCGCACGCTGCCCGACGCGGAGCGCGACGAGCTGCTGACCGAAATCGACAACTGGGAAAAACGCTACAAAGCCGCCGCCAAAACCCTGCAACTCAAAGGGCCTCACACGGCCGAGGACGTGCTGGCGGAAGCCAATCAGCAGCGGGGCAGCAGCACGGGGCCAACGGTGATGCTGTTGCCGTTTATCGATCAGGTCGTCGCTGAACTCCGCGAGGCGGGGCGCATCGGCACGGCGGGCGTCTACCAACAACTACGCAACCGGCTGGCCGTGTTTCTGGATAACATCGACGTGCCGCTGTCCTGGGTCGACGTGCGGTTTTTAAACCGGCTGGAAACCTGGATGCGGAAGGAAGGCCTGAGTGAAAACACCATGCGCCAGCGCTTCTCCTCGCTGCGAAAACTGCTTAACCTGGCCATTGCTGAAAAACAGTACGACGCGTCGGCGTACCCCTTCACGGAACGGGCCGGGGAGAAGCACCGGTTCTCCATCGCCAAATTCTCGGCCGACACCGAGCCGCGCGCCATATCAGTCGAACAGCTGGAAGCCTTCATTGGGTACGTACCCGTGGGCACCCACACTAAACAGGCCGACGGCGATTACTGGAAGATGAAGAATGCCCACCAGGTCGTCTGGCTTCAGTACGCCAAGGACCTGGCGCTGTTCTCCTACTACGTGGCGGGCATCAACTTCGTGGACCTCATTCACCTGCGCTGGCGCGACATCCGCCCCGATCAGGATGGGGTCGTGCGGGTGCACTACACCCGCCGCAAGACGAAAGGCAAGTTCCGGCTTAAGCTGCTGCCGCCAGCGCGGGCGATCATTGACCGCTACCGACCTGTGGGCAAATGGGATGACGAGCAGTACGTGTTTTCGTTTATCCTCAACCGGCACACCCACAAAACGCCCAAGCAGATCGAAACCCGGCGCAAAGACACCTCCGACCGCATCAACGTGAACCTGAAAACGATCGCCGATGCGGTAGGCATCGATCCTGAAGACTTCACATTCTACGTATTTCGGCACACGATGGCCACCACGCTCCGCAAAAAGAAAGTGGCGGGCTCGCTGATTTCCGACCTGATGGATCACGCCACCGAAGAACAGACCAACACCTATTTCGCACCGTTTGGGGATTCGGAACTCGACGATGCCATTGATCACCTGCTATTAACCCCCCAACCCTGACCATGGTCGAGTATAAGTTTACCCCTGAACAACTCAAAGAAATCGGTATGCGGCTCCGGCAGCTGCGGCGGGAAAAAGACCTTAAGCAGCACGAGCTGGGCGAACTGTTCGGTTACGCCGCCTCGGGCCGACAAACGCTCATATCGTCGCTGGAAAACGGCCGGGTGCCCATCGGCCGGCTGACGGTGGATCTGTACGTGAAGCACCTGGGCGCCTCACGGGCGTACATTCTCCACAACCAGGGGCCGCACTTCACCAGCGTACAGCGCGCGAAAACCAACCCTACGGAAGCCAAGCGCGGTAACCTGAAGCTGGTGCTGCCCGACAGCCTGGCCACTTTTCACGCCAGTCGGGGTCGGCAGGGGTTTACCTACTACGTGCATCCGCTGCTGAACGACGAGCACGTGGGCTTTGTGCTGGGCTCGGTACCGCCCCCGCGTTTGCTGGCCGACACGCTGCTGATTACCCGGCTGGTAACCGAGGACGAATTGCCGCCGCTGGGCGCCTTGCTGGTGGTCCGCACGGCCGAAGGTTTCGAGATTGGCTGGCTGGAAAAGATCGTGCAGGAGTATCTGGTACTGGAAACGGCAACGGGGCGTCAGTCGGTACGCAAGCTGCAGCGACCCTACGTGTACCAAACGTACCGCATCGACGCGCCGCTGGGCATCAGTGGCCCCACCCTGTAACGGGTTGCGCCGTAGCGGCTGTTCTTTTCGTCGTCGTGTCTGTAGTCTCGTACCGCGCAAGCTGTGGAGCGGATAGCTTTGAGTAGTTCACCCCTATGGGGTGCTGCTTTCCATGCAAACGCTACTCCAGCAACACGAAGAAAATTACCGCAGCGCGCTGCTGGGGCAGTCGGGGGTACCCGCCCCGGTCTACGGTGCCATTACCAGTTACACCAGCCACGTACTGAACCAGCCGGTGCTGACCTGGCGCGATGCGTTTGCTAAAAAACCGGCTGAGTTGATTCGGCATTGCCAGCAGTTATCCGACGTGATGCTGCTCAATCCGCATCCGCTCTACGGGTCACACAATCCCAACAAGCCCTATCAGAGTGAGGTTGCCGCCGGAAAACTGCGTAGGGATGATTACGACCCCATGCTGTTGTTGTTTGGGCAGGGGCCGGTGCTACCCCTGAAGGACAATCATTTTTTCGAGGAAGCCAAAAAGACGCTTATCGCCCAGATCATCGGGCAGCCCATTGAGTTTTCGGCCAGCAACATTAGCCAGGCCTTCGCCAAGCAGTCGATTCTCGACGATGCCGATCGTGGCGCGGCCATGCTGACACAGGCGCTTTTTGGGCAGATGGCCAGTGAAGGGGACGGGGCCGCCCGCGCGCTGATCAACCCCAAGATTAAGGTACCCAAAGCCCCCGACGACTGGCTGGCTTATGCGACAGGTGTCGAGCAGGTGGAGGGCATCATGACCAAGCTGCTCAAGCACCTGACGTTTCAGCCCTCGTTTCGCCGGATGGTGCGCGCCACGCTGGGCCACAAATTTGATCTGAATGCCCAGGCCGTCCACCTGGACGTGCGCAAAGGAACCGAACTGGTGGCTGAGCCGGTGCACCCCAACCAGGTGCGGTGGCTGTCGGGTGGGCGACCGATCGAGACGCTGCACGACCCGAGCGTGTTTGCCTGCCAGGTGAACGACTACATGACGCTCTCGGAGCTGTTCAATCGCTACGGCACCACCTATTTCACCAAACCGGGAACGGGACTGAAGGGCGTCTTTTCCTTTTTCGAGTCGCTGGAAAACACCCGTAAGTACGGTTTACCCTACTACGACCCGCACGCCTCGTACTTTACCGAGCAGGGTTATTCGGCGCTGTGGACCCCGGATGGTTCGGCCGTGCCCATGCAATACAACTGGATGAACAACCTGTTTTATCCGGCGTACTACATGGGCAATCGCCTGCAGCGGCAGATGCTGGTGCAACGCAACTACTTTACCATGCTGCGCGAGAAACGGTTTCTGGTGCATAAGGTGGAGAACGGGCAGCGGAGCCGCCCCACCAAACGCGAAATCGAGGCCTGGCGCGTCAACCGCGCCAACATCAGTCATTCGATTGACTTCTCGCCGCTGGCCGACAAAGACAAAGGCGCGGGTGGGCTGGTGATGACCTACGGTAAACCCGAGTTGTGGACGTTTCTGCGCGTGGGCCACGCCGACTTTTTCGACATCGGGCCATATGAGCACCAACCCGACTGGGCTACTGACACCTCCGAGCGGGACCGCATCAACTGGCCGATCGCCCTGCGGGTGTCTTACGATAAGTCGATGGTCAAACTGGGGGAAGAGGATGCCGTCAAGGTGAACATCCTGCACCAGAAGATCAACCAGTTTGTCGCGGGCATGGGCTACGAGGAGGCACTGATTGTCGACGACGTGCACGGGCATGATCCGATCACCTACCTCTACAACATCAAGCAGTCGGGCGTCGTCCGCATTGATTCGAGCGAGTACGAACGCAACAACCCCGCCGCGCTCAAACACCTGACGACAGTGAAAGTGTCGAATGACCTGAAGCAGATCGCCGATCTGTTCATGATGATTCGGACCATTAAGCAGGGCTACGAGGTGCGGGTCGGCAACGGCGCCGACGTGCAGGGAGCGGGTAACCCCTACCAGTCGGCCACCAAACAGCAGATGAATCTGGCCGGGCAGCAGCTGCTGAACGTCGATTTCAACATGGAGCACAACGACCTGATGACCCAGGTCCTGCAGACGGCGGCCGATATCCTCAAGTTTCTGTACGCCAAAGACGCCGATATGGTGGTGCGGTTGTCGGAACGTGAGCAGCAGGTACTTCGATTGACGACCAGTCTAAGCCTGGCTGACTTTGGGATCTACCTGCAATCGGGTAAGTCGCTGGCCGACAAAAAGCAACTGTTGACCGAAATGGTCAAAATTATGGCTGCCAGTGCGTCCGCCGAAGAATACGAGGCGCTGATGACCATTCAGGTGGAAGATAACCCCACCGAGGGGCTGGCCAAGCTGCGGCAGATCAACCAGCAGCAGCAGCAGCGTAAGGCCGACGAAGCCGCAGCGGGTCAGAAAACGGCCGAGATCCAGTTGCAACAGCAGCGCGAAAAGCAGCAGTTCGATTTGGCGCTTCAGGAGAAGAAGAACGAAGGCGACAAAGCCGTTGCCGAGATCAACGAGCGCAAAGAACTCAAGCTCAAAGAAATGGAGCTGGACTACAAGCGCGAACACGAAAACGAGTCAACCAATAAATCCTAATTGATATGTTTACTGCGCATGAGGCCAAGCAACTGGCCACCACGTATAGCCCTGAGCGGCTGGAGTTAAAGACCATCCTGGCGGCCATCGAACAGGCAGCTGACGGTGGCGACCTATCGCTGGGCGGCATGGTGCGCGTCTCAGCGGCGAATAAAACCCTGTTGGAAGAAGACGGTAAGTACACGCTGACGCCCGTGGAGGGTCTGGACGACTATTACATGGTCAGCTGGAAGGATGCCACCGAGCCGCCCGTCGATGAAACCCTTCAGGCGCTGTATGACGCCAAGACAAGTGGTATTGTAGGTGTAAGGTCTGGTTCGCCGATGATAGGAGAGGAGTCTACGCCGTCTGATCAGCTCCCGCCCACAACGCCCGATGGCGAGGTAATGACGGCCAGCCAACAAGGCTACAAAGAGTGGGATCAGTCACTGGTCACCGATGCTAAAACTGAGGGGGCTGAATCCAATTCGCCCACTACTGGCGACTCAACGGATGATAAGACCGGGCAAGCGGTCCCCGATCCGATAGTTCCACCGGTGGGCGGTTCGGCTGACGACGCTGAGGCGGGAAATGAAGGCGCGGGTGATAATAAATCGGCCGATGATAGCCAGCAGGACGGTGCACAGCAGGACGGTGCACAGGGCGATAGTGACCAAGTCAACAACGGCCAGGGTGTCGAAGAGGGCGGTGACAGCAGCCAGGGCGACGGCAACCAAGGTGATGGCAGTCAGGGTGATGGCAGTCAGGGTGATGGGGGTACGCAGGCACCGCCCGCAAAATCATCGCGTCGTCGGGCGCCTGCTGCGCCAAAATCCGAATAAGGCATGGTCATTTTTGATCCCGAGGCTGGCTTTTCCTTCGTCACCGACGTGGTGTTGCAAAAGCCAGCCCTGCAATCAATCTATAACCGCTGGGGGGATGCCGGGCTACACTACGTGGCCTGGTTTTCCCATCCCCTGCTGCTGCGCCACCTCACGGCGGATGCCGACCGCGACGAACAGGTGATCGACACCCTGCGGCAACGGGGCATCAACAAACAAGCGAGTGGGCGGGCAACCTACCCTACCAAACTCTACACCGATAAGCTGTTTCCCGAGGCCGCCAAGGAACTCTACAGCTTCCTGCAAATGCCGAGTCTGGAACGCTGGCTGAGCTTAACCGAGGAAATCATTTCCTGTAACCAGACGCTGACGGCCATCAAGCTCGACGCCAATAAACCGGACGAAATTACCAAGAATATCAAAAGTAAAACCGACCTCAACAAGTACCTCAAAGACCTCACTAAAGACCTGGCCGAACAGGAAACGGAGTTAGTTCGGGCGCTGGGTACGGGGGGGATGATTTCGCTCGACATGATATGGAACAATCTGACAGCCTAAGTGTGCATCCCGACTCGCTGCGCGCGCTGGCCATGCGGGTGCAGCAGAACGTCTATGGTGGAGCGGTTACCGACGACGCCACGATCGGCATTCGGGAAATTGAGGATCTGCTCATCGAGCAGTACGCGTTTATTCGAAAAAGCGGCGATGCGCTGGAGTTTCGCAATAATCTGGCGGCCGATCCCCAGCGCATCGTTACCCGCACGGTGACGCTGAGCCGCGTTGATGAGCCGACCATGACGCCCTCCCAGCAGCTGCATCGCCGCCGCGCAACGATCGGTACCTACGCCAACCGGGGCGGCACTTCCTACATCACGGGTGTGCTGGTGGGCAGTACCTCCTTCGTGCCGGCTGGAACGGTAGCCTCCCTGGAGCGCACCGCTAAACTCACCCGGCGCGGCGCCTACGTGCACGTGGGGCCGTACCTGGAAATCTTTCACGGCCCCCGCACGCTGGCCGTGTCGCAGGTGATCGTCAGTGGCGTCCCGGCCAACCCGTTCACCGGGGGCGTCGAGGCCGACATCAATGATCCGCTGCGTTGGCTGTGGCCCATGCCCATCGGGCTGGACGACCGGGCGGTGATGGTCGAGCGGGCTGAAATCCGGCTCAAAGGGGGTGCGGTGGCCACCTTTCAACGCAAAGACCAAATCAATAACGGCACTGAAAACGCCCTCAACAAACCCTAGCCATGACTTATACGATCGACGATTTACTCGATCAGCTGCAACAGGACGTGTCGGTCGGCGACGTGCAGGCCTTCCGCGTGCGGGTGATCAACACGTTACGTACCCGCCTGTGGCGCCGGATCGGTTACGAGCGGGTGGGCGTGCGCTTCGTGGAGCCCGTCAACCTGCCCACCAACCGGCGTATTGAACTGGCCGATTCAATTCTGACCATTACCGACGCGTCGCTTAACGGCGCCGACTGGACGGCGGTCGAGGGGCCGACCGATCAGCTGGGGCCCCTGCACGTGCTGACGATGCAGCGTGATCCCTACGGCGTTACCTTCCCGTATTTCACTGGCGCGGCCCTCTACGTGCGCGGCTACCGGCTCCAGACCGATGCCGACGAGCAGGCGCTGATACCCGAGGCCTGCTTTCCAGCGGCCTACGACCTGTGTCTGGCCGAAGTGCTGGGCACCCAGCCGCAACACCCCCGCTTCGGTGAACGCAGCAGCCTGCAACGCAGCGCCGACACTTGGATCGGTCGCGCGCGCGCCGCCCTGACGCCCAGAGGCGAAGCCGCCGACCGGACCATCCGCCGCTACATCGGCTATCACGAATAACCATGCCACAACTCACGCAAACCTTCGAGCGGGGGCTGCATCAGGACGTCGATGCCCACCGCCAGCCGACAGGCACCTACCGTACGCTGTCGAATGGCCGTATCGTGGTGAACCCCGACGTGGATGACCCCACGCTGGGCAAAGGCGGTACCATCGTCAACCTGCCCGGCACGAGAGCCGTGCTGCAACTGTCGGGTGGTCAGCGTTACCTGGCCCATATCGATACCCGGCTGGGTACGGTGCTGCTAACCACGACGGGTAGCCGCTCGCAGATCGGGCTGTGGGCCTTCGACGAGCCGCAGGGCGATAGCGTCGCGGCAGGTGCCTATACGGTGCTCTACGACGACGCCTTTGATCCGCACGTGCCGGGTGAGGCCTACCGCCGCCGCACGCCCGCCGATGCGACCCATATGCGACTGGGTTTTGCCCTCGACGACACGCCCCGGCTGGAAACCGTGTACGCCAACGAGCTGGTCGAGCGGGTGTACTGGACCACGCGCCGGGGTATTAAGTCTGTGCTGAACATCCGCAACGTACCCACGCTGCAGCCCGACGGGTATTACCCGGCTTATTTTTCCGTGCATGGCTTTTGTGATCGGCCCGACATGGTGCCGCCGCTGATCAAGCCGCTAGGCCGCATCAGTGGTCGGCTACTGTCGGGGTGTTATCAGTTTGGGGTGTATTACGAACACCCTGAAGGCGTTCGCTCGGCTATCCCCTACATTACGCAGCGGCTGTTTGTGACCGAGTTCCCGCTTGACGATGCCGACCCGGTCCGGCAAATCAGTCTGCGTAGTAATTTTCACAACCGCACGATGGGCGCCTCGGGCGTGCTCACCCGAGAAGGCCTTGCCCTGGAACTGCGGGGCGTCGATACGCGCTGGGCGAAGGTGCGCGTGGTGGCGCTCTACTACGACACCCTGGGCAAACCCAGTAAGATCATCGCGCTGCCTGCCATCGATATCGCCCAGCAGGTACAGGCCACGGGTGACGCCTTTGGCAATCGCCTGCGGGTGAACATCACCCAGTTGGAAGGCGAGGAGCTGACGGTTAGCGATCTACTGGCCCGCAACCTGGTCCTCGAGCGCGTGGGTACGTTAAGTACTGAAGCCGACCGGCTCGTGGAGGGGGGGCTGCGGCTGGCCCCGACCCTGCAGATGGATGTGTCGACGGTCAGCCTGACGCCCGAGTTGAAAACGGTGGGGGCCGACATCCAGGGCAACAGCACCTTTGACGCGCTGACCAACCTTATTTCGGGGCGCGATGATGGCAACCCGCTCACCTCGACGCCCGTCAGCACGATGGGCATTACGCGCCGCCTATTTGGCTCGGTGGCCGAAACCTATACCATCACCGACGATTACGCCAACGACAAAGGGCAGGTCTGGGAATACCTGCACGGGTCGTATTTCCGGGGAGAAACCTACGAGTTTGGCGTTCTGCTGCTGGACCGGCAGGGGCAACCCATGTACGTGCAGCCGATCCCAGCCTATACATTTCCCAATCAGGCGGATGCCGGGCCCAATGGTGAGGAGGATTACTACCGGCTGACGGGTGAGCTGTCGGTTTACCCCTTCCCGCAGCCCCGCATTATGGGCCTCAACGTGTCAGGCCTGGCGCTGCCCACGGATCAGCTCTACGACGCTGCGGGTAACCTGCGCGTGTCTGGCTTCATGCTCGTGCGTCGGCCGCGCCAACCCCGGCTGCTGCATCAGGGGATCGTGGTGCCCGTCTGTCGCACGGACTATTGCGAAACCGGCAACAAGCGCAACGACAACCGGACCGATTTTCTGACGTTTCCGCTGCCCCGAGGCAACAACTTTAAAACGCAAAGTGAGCTGCCGGACCGGTTTAAGTACCCAATCGATACGCCCTGCGAGGGCGATCGGGGCGCGTACAATAGAACCTTTTCCCAACCCAATATTTTCACCTACCACTCCCCCGATCTGCTCATCGAGGGTACGTTCCGGGGAATTACATCGGGCGATGTGCTGCGGCACGTGGGCATCGTCAGCCAGCCGACCGGCGCTATCTATGTTGGCCTGGCACCGGCAATCAACGGGGTGACTACGCATGGGTACGCCAAAAGCTACGAGACCCGGCGCTACGCCCGCCTGGAGGTGCTGGCTAAAAACGGACGCCCGCGGCTGGGCGACACCACCCGGTTGTCGGGTGGGCTGCTACTCGACCGCCAATTCGTCGATACCTACAAAGAGTGGGATAAGACGGATCAGAACCTGATGTTTGAGACGGCGGTGCATCCGCAGCTGAGCCCCAATATCTTCGCGCCGGTGATCGTGCACGGCCTGATCCGTCGGGGTTCGCTACTTTTGCGCGCGCTGGATTGGAAAGCCGTCGATGCCTGCCCCGTTGTCGATGAGCAAGGCAATTCCGATAAGCCGTTCAGCTTCCGGCTAGCGAACTACGAGCAGGTGGCTAGCCTGCCCACGGCTACGGGCGAAAACGACGTACCCGGCCTACCCTACGAAAGCATCGGGCATTTTCAGCCGCTGACGCCTACCTGGCTGGAACAGGCCGAAAAGCGGCGGGGTACGTTGGGCCGGGTGACGCATTACGTCTACAACGACGTCGAATTGTGGGGTGGGGACGGGCACGTACAGCTGTGGGATTTTCTGCGCATTTTCCCCTTTGCCTCCGGCGATTGCTCGAAGAACGACTATTCGGTGGGACACATCGTGCCCATTGAAACCAAGTACAACCTTATGTTGATGCCTGGCCGCTCGTTCGCCCGCAACGCCGTGCGGCCCGAAATCGCCGACTGCGACAACATCAAGCCGCAGACCGCCAACGGTCTGCGGCCCTACCAGCCCGACGATCCCAACTACAACCGTACGCTGCTGGTGACCACGGGGCTGGTGCCCTACGCGCCCAGACCGAGTGATCTGATCGAGATCACCGACGATCCGGCGGGCTTTGTGTGGACCCCAAAACGGTCGGATTCTTCGCGCTGGGATGCCTGGCGGCAGCATCTGGTGGGCGACATGGGCCGCGTCGACGGCAGGCTAGGTGGCATCGTCGAGCTGATCCGGGCGGAGGGCTCGGGCCTGATCTGCTACCAGCAGGCGGGTACGTGCCTTATTCCCCTGGAGGTCGCGCAGTTTCAGTCGGGTGCCGATGGCACCGTGCAGACCGACAGCGGCGCGGTGTTCCGCAAAGAGATTCCCCTGAGCCGTGAGTTTGGCACCCAGCACCCGTTGTCGGTGTGGAAGGTGGGCGGTCAGGTGGGGGCCTGGGATGCCCGGCGCGGGGTGTTGCACCGGCTGGCGGGTGGCATCGATCCGCTGTCGATCCGGGAAAACATCGACGACAGCATCAAAGCGATTTCGGCGCCCCTGCTGACGGCCCCCTTTGGCCAGCCGGGCTACGACTGCCGCGCTGGGGCTGATGCCAGCACTGGCGAAGTGCTGTTGACGTTTAACCGGCCGGGTGGTCAGCCCCAGACGTGGGTGTACCAAACCCGGCTGGGGGCGATTATGGGCCAGTACCCGATTGCACCCCGGCGGTATTTGAACCGGGGCGGCGCGCTGCTGTCGGTGCAAGAGGAGTCGGCAACGCTCTGGGTGCACAATCAGGGTAGCCCCGGCACCTGGTACGGCCAACCGCAGCCCACGGTGCTGACGGCCGTGGTCGCACCAGGCCGCATGATGACCTTCAACACCCTGAAGCTGAATATGCCGCAGGCGGCTGCCCGCCAGCTGGTGCACGTTTCGCTTCGGACGTCACGGCCCGAGGCGGCTTTTCAACACGAGCTGACCCCGCCGATCGACGAGCGCTGCTTTTACGAAGATGGCGGGCTGATGGTGCCGCTCCACGAATGGGACTGGAACGGCCTCAAACAACCCCTGCGCGATGGCTACCTGCTGGTAACCCTGACGTTTTCCAATGACGCCGATCCTGTCAGTCTGGATCTGCTGTCGATCACCACCTACTTCGACTAATACCATGGCTTTATTCGACAATCAAGTGCCACCGTCCGCCTACTTTCGACCACCGAGCTTTGCGACGCGGGGTAATCTGCTGGTGAACCGGTTTGGCAAATCCACACTGATGGGTGACGTAGTGGCCACGGGGCTGCCCATCGTGGGAGCCGTGGGCGGCGCGTTGCTGGGTGGCCCCACTGGCGCGGCCATCGGTAAGGAAGTGGGCAAACTTGGAGCCCAGGGGTTGACTGCGCTGGCGACCGATGGCATGCGCGGTACTGACAGCGCCGATCAGGCCGAGCTAACCGCGGGCAAGCAGATGGGACTGACGCAGATCGGCAGCATGGTTGGTGGGCTGGCCAGCAACCTGGCGGGTAGCCTTAAATCACCCAGTTCAACACCCGCCGTAGCGCCAACCCCCGGCTTTACGCCGACGGTCAACAAGGCGGCGCTGGCACCGTCTATTTTGCCGCCTCCACCGGGCGAGCCAAGTCAGTCGTTGCCCAATCCGAACGTACCCATCTGGCAGCAGGAGGAGCGTCTGTTTGGGACCAAGCGGCCCAAAAACACCCAGTTGTTCACCTTCAAAGAGGGCGGGCCGGTACTAGCGCCGCTGGCGCACTCGGTCGTTGGGCTGCAGCGCCTTAACGATCGAGCCAAAAGGTTGGCCGAACGGGCTCCAGCGGCGGCTACGGATCGCGTCGACTGGGACGTAGCCGATCGGCTGGCCGATCAGGAAATCGCGTTCAATCGGGCGCATCCTGATCGGGCACCAGGCGCCAATGTGCCGTACGTGCGGCAAGCGGAAAAAGGAACGCAGTTTGTCCGAAATTGGGCGACGGCAAAGGGGTATCCAGAAGCGGCCAAGCTGCTCAACCCGGTGTCGATCGAAACCCCCGAGGGTATGAAATCGGTCATGGGCGGAGCCAATGCCCTGGGCATCTACGTCGGTATGGGTGGCGTTGGGCAGGCGTACGTGTCGACCGGGGCAGGCTCCGCCCGCAACATGCCGTCACTGGCGACTCATGAGTCAACCCACCAGTTACAGGGGGTGCTCGACGCGAACCCAGCCATGCAGCAGACCATGAAGCTGCTCAACGAACGCACCAATCCCGAGTTGCGCGTTCAGGGCCGACCCTACGATACATTGTCCTACCTGTCCTCGCCCACCGAACAGCACGCGCGGCTGATGCAGATGCGGCAGGCCGTGGGGCAGACCCCAGACAAACCATTCAAGCGGTTGGCCTGGATGGGTGCCAATCTGTTGGGTGGCCTGGGCATTGGGGCCACCAACCGCCGCGCGCACGAAGCCTTTCAGGACCTAAAGCGGGTGACTACCAAACAAAATGTCTTCGATTCGCTCAATAACACCTTCAAAGAGGGTGGGCCTGTGCTGCCATATCGATACGGCCGTGTAGCGGGGGTAGCCCCCAAACCCACCAGCTACACGCTTTACGCCGATAACGATCATTCGGAAGATCTGCCCATTCTGACGCCCGACGGCAAGCGGGTATACGGCCACATGCGCGTTGGTGAGTACGTGCTCAATCAAAAACGCAGCCTGATTGCAGGCGACATTATGCAGAAAGACATTCCCACAACGAGCAAAGTAAACGCGCTGGGTCACCTGCTCCACGAGCAACTGAGTGCCCAACCCATTCCAGCCGAGGCGGCAGCCGATACGGTCGCGTTCAAAAACGGTGGGGCGGCCAGCGTGACCGATCAACTGCGCCGGTACCGGGCGTCAGAGTATTTTAAAAAGCGCAGCGGGCTGCTCACCCCGTCGGTGATGACCGCAACGAAAGGCACTGATGGCGTCTACACCTTTACGCCCGACGATCGGGAAGGCGTCAATACGGTTACGCGCCACTCTGAGCTGCCCCCATTGGTGAGCCAGCGCCGGGCCGAGCGCAACGATCGCCTCAACCTGAGTGCGATGTATGCCCGCTGGGATGACCGCAACGCAGCGCTTCGTGATGCCCGCGAAGCGCGCGATGTTGCCGGATCGGTTGGGCCTGGTGGCAATATCGCGGCCGATCAAACCGCGCAGCGCCGGGCCGAGCGCCGGGCCCGGTTGCTGGACGTACCCCAGCCCGCCGAAACGATTGGCAAGCCGCTCACGGGGGGCGCCATACCGACGCCCGCCCGGCCCGCGTCAAGCCAGAAGCCAGCGCCCCGGTTCGATCCGGCTGTGGCCGATCTGCAACGCCGCCTCAACGCCGCCGGGTACGTTGGCGCCAACGGCAAACCACTGGCGGTTGACGGTATTCGCGGGGTCAATACCGAGTACGCTCAAACCGCGCAGGCGCGCGCGGCTACTTTGCCTGCATCGACGCCGCTGGCCTACACGCCAACGCTGGAAACGGTCGAGCCGATTCGGACCATTACGCCCCCGGCAAACCGGCCCGCGTTGACCATTCCTGCCGAAGCGGCTACTAACTATACCGTTGCCGACGAGCCCCGTAAAAAAACCATTCCGCGTTACTTCGCTACGGGTGGTTTCGCCGGGCCCGATCCGGTCAACAGTGAATTGGCCAAGCGCAAAGCGGCTGCCCTTGCTAAACTGGACCGATATGAGGCCGATATTCGTCTGGCAAAGCCAGGCGAAAAGGCACCCCTCGATTTCGACCAGAAAGCGACGTTGGCTAAAATCAATGGCCTGCGCAACCAGTTGAACGAAGGGTATACTACATTCTACTCGACGCCTGCCGCCGCCAACAGTAACGCCCTGCTCGACGCCGAAAAGGCCGTTAACAGTTTTGTGGGTGATGCGCAGTACGCGACCAGTCCGGGTTCCAACAAAGCCCGTCAGAACGCGATTGCGTTGGGTATGGACCAGTATGGCCGCAAAAAAGACCATCCCGACTACGGTAAGGTCGTTTCCCTGCGTAGCTGGGGGCCGCAGACCGTCACGCCGACCGACCCCAAAACACTCACGCCCGTCACGGCTCCCGCTGCGGCCACGCGGCCCCCGTTACTGTCCGCTCCCACATCGTCGGCGGGCAGTAATACCGCCGGGCCACGCGGTGGCAGCGGCACCGGTCGTCCTGCGGCCCGATCGACGGCTCCGGCTGCCCCGCCCGTAACTAAACCGGCGGCAACCACTCCCGCCGTTGGTGGGGCTATCGGCGAGTTTGGCGCGCAGCTGTGGAAATCGATCGAGGATAAGTACGCCCCCAAACCCCGGCCGCAGGCTAGTCTGCTCGGGCCCATCGGTGGGGGCAAGCCTACGACGATGCCTGCACCTGCGGTTCAAGCGGCCGCAACCGCGCCTCCGGCGGCGGCCACAGGGGACGCTGCTTCCACGACAGCCGCCTCGAATTCAGCCGGTTTGGTCAATACGTTGAAAGATGTCGGTCGGCTAGGTGCGGGCATACTGCTGGCGACCAGGCCCATAGAAAAACCCTCGGGTGACTCCGCCTGGAAAACCTACACGGAGGAAGTTACCGCTCAAAAAGACCAAGGCCTGACGCCAACAGAACGGTCGGTGGCCAACAACGCCCTGGCCAGCAATTATCGACAGGGCGTCACGACGCTGACCAATGCCGTGGGTGGGGGTGCCTCGTCGGGTACGGTACTGGCGGGGCTGGCTAATCTGGGGGCGCAGCGTAACAACGCGACCCAGAACCTGTTGGGCCTGGATGCAGCCCGCCGGGCGCAGAATTTTAGCCGCTTTGGCAGTGTAGCCGCCCAAACGGCAGCGATGGAAGCTAACCAGCAGCCTGACGGCATCGCCGAGCAGGCGGCAGGCCAGCAGCTCATCGCCCGCACGTTGCAGAATGCCGAGAACCGGAGCGTGCTGGCCCAGAACCAGCCCCTCTATGACCAGATCGCCCAGAACCAGCTAACCCAGCAACAACAGGCAGCAGATTCAATGGCTGCTATGCGGGATTATTACCGCAAGCGCGCGGGGCTACTGACCTCCGGCACGGCTGTTTCGTAGTCACAAAAAAGTATAATTGTACTATTTTGCACTAAAATCGTATGACACCAACTGGAGGAGCGGGCCTGATCGCCGCGCTGGCTACCCCGTATGACAATATCGCTGGCCGGTCCGCTGCTCGTCAGGAAGGGCTACAACTGTCGGCTTACATTACCCAGCAGGCTCAGCAGGAACAGCAGCAGGAAGCGCTGGCCGGTGCCCAGTCCGAACAGGCGCTACAGTACCTCAACGCCCTGCCGTTCGTGGGGGCCGACAAAACAAAGCTGCACCAGTACGTCCGAGAGACCGTCACCAAGCCCTTTTTTGAGCGGCTGGCCACGGTCTATAATGGCTCAGCGGCCCGGATGCTGGCTGCTGAGCCGGGCCTGTTAGCCCAGAAAAAAGCGGAGCTGGAGCAGCAGCCGTTCTATTTGCAGGCCAAAAAGCACCTTGAAGAAGTCGAAAGGGCCAAAGCGGCGCTGGCTAAAGGCGAGGTGTTGGTTGGCTACGGCGATTCGCCGACCAACTACCGCACCGGCGAGGCGGCACTCGCTGATTTTCTGGCCGGGCGGGCGGAGACATTCGCCATGCGCGGGTCGTATAAGCCCGAAGATGATCTTAAGGAACTGCGCAACCAGTATGCCCCCGGTAAAATGCCGTGGGAGCAAACCCCGGTTTCCGAGGCCGACAAGCAGGCGCACCTGGTCAACAGCTACGGGGCCGACATGGGCATCGACAAATACCTACGCCAGCACGTCGGGGTGCCGACCTATTACAAAACCGACCCGATTACCAAGAAAGTCGAGTTCCAGAACGATCAGCAGCGGCTGGCGCTGGAAAAGAGCCGGTTTAACCTGTCGGTGCAGCAGGCGGGAGAGGCTTCGGCGCTGCGTCGCAAACAGGGGCAGTTGCTCGACCTCAAAATCGCCAAGGAAAAAGGGGAGCAGAATGGTACCGCTGGTATGGGCTTCGACTACGGGATGCTCAGTCGCCCGCAACAGGTCATCAAGCTGGCCACCGACGACCCCAAAAAGAAGCTGCCCCACTCGGGCCTGGACATCGGTGGGATGCGTGGGTTGCACGCTACGGGCCTGTTTGGCGAAGGCGAGCAGTTCATTGCCTCGCAGCTGGGTCTGTCGAAAGGCAAAAACGGCGTGTATTCGAAAGGGAGCATCAAGGATGCCTTCACCGATGCCAACGGGGTGGCCACGTTCGATTTGAAAGACCGGCATTTCGACGTGGTAGGCGTTGACCCTCGTCTGTATTACGATCCGCGCGACGTGGGCACCGCTGGGCTCAACCCCAAAGGCGTGCGTGGGTTTGCCCGCGTCGTGGTCAAATTCAACAACGTCCGCGAGGCTGAAAAAGCTGGGCTCTACGATCCCAACCGGCTCAGCATGGGCCTGTTCGGCAACGGCGATGCCACGGGCATGTTCGATTCGGTCACCAAAGGGGGCGCGGGCGTCTATGACCCGGCCAGCATGAGCGCCACGCTGTTTGTGCCGATGGGGGCGATTGACCGCAAAAACAACTTCACGTTCATGCGCCAGCAGCAGATTCAGGCGGCTGGCAAAAAAGAGGCGTCCGCCGAAGCGGCCATGCCGTTTCTGGACACTTCCATTTTTTAACTCGACCCATGCTGCCAAGAAACGTACAACAGGCGGCGGCGCCAGCCAGCCCCGCCCAACCGCAGGATCTATACCCGACCCTGACCGACTTCGCGTTCGGCAAAAGCGTCGAGACCGTCTTGCGGCAAAACGGCCAGAACCCCACCGCCCTGCGCAAGCAATTCCAGGAGGCACACGCCAGGGGGGATTTTTATACCAAAAAGCAACTGGCCGAACAGTTCGCGGGCCTGACCGACCAGATTCAGGGCGGCGCGGCCGGGCAGAGCCTGCTCGATCAGCACCGGCTGCAATCGCCCGAAGAGGTCACCCCGCAGTATAACTCCGTGCCCACCGCGCAGGCCTTTTTCGGCTCCATCACCAACGGCCTGGCCGATCTGGTGGAGGCCGTACCCAAACTCGTCGTTGCGGGGGCTGGCCTGACGGGCGGCATTGATCAAAACCAGTGGCGACAAGCTAATCAGGGGGTTGAAAAAGCGCTTTCCGGGCTGCGGACCTACGTGTCGACCGACTGGCAGCGGGGTTTGGCCGAATACAACGACCAGACGGGCGACATTAGTTTGAACGGCGATTTTAAAGCCATCGTCGGTACGACCGGCAATTTGATCTCGTATATCCTGCCGGGTATACTGACCATGGGCGGGGCGTCGCTGGCTACCGGTGGCGCCCGCGCGGCCCTGCGCGGGGCCGCGACGGCGGCCGAACGACAGCTCGCCGTCAATACCCTCGAAGGGGCCGCGTCGATGGCCACCCGGGCAACGAGCGCATCGGCCTTTCTGCAGACCTTTCCCATGTACCAGCGGGAGGCGATGCAGCAGGGCTATGACCCCATGCACGCCACGTTGTACGCGCTACCGGTGGCGGCGGTTAACGCGCTGATCGAAACGGCCAATATGGGCGCGCTGGCCAAAGCCATGGGCGTCGCGCCCCAAACGGCCCGCTCTGCCATCCGGCAGGCCTCAACGGCTGAAGCGGTGGAGGCGTTGCTTCGGTCGGGTAGCAAACTCACGGCGGAATCGCTGGTCGAAACCGCCGAGCAAGCCGCCAAAGGATCGCTGGAGTTGCTGCGCAACCCGGCCAAACTTAAAGCCTGGGTACAAATGACCGAAGGACTGCGTCGGGGTGGTGCGCGAGTGGCGCGTGGTTTCGTCGAACAGGGTATACCCGAAGGCGGGGAGGAGTTCTGGCAGTCGATCGTCGAGAACGGAGCCAAAGACATCATGCTCAACCTGCAGTCAGCCGATACGACGGGCCGTTTCGACGATCCGGGCTTTGGCCGGTACGCCTTTGATTCGGTGTACGGCACCATATTGGGTACGTTGGTCGGCACCGTGCCGGGGGCGGCGTTCCAGCAAAAAACGATGGAGCCGACTCTGTTTGGGTACGTTGGCGCCAACGTGAGAAACGGGCTGGCGCGGGGGTTATCGCCTGACGAGTTGATTCGCCCTGATAGCCCCAACCGGTTGAAGCTGCTGGGTGTGCTCGATGATAAACTGCAGCGCGGGGAGCTGACACCCGACGATCACGCCGGCCTCGTCCAGAAAGCGGCCCGCATGGCCAATCTGGCCGCTGAATTCGCTGACGTGGATACCTACAACGACAATGATCGGTATACACTATTTGCCGTGTCAGAAGCGCGCGAAGGCCTCGCCCAGCAGGCGGCTCAGATCGATGAAGCAAAGAATACCCAGGCGCAGCTGACGGCCGAGGTCGCCCGTCCCGACGCCACGATGGCCGAGCAGATCAAGGCGCAGATGGCACTGGCCGCTGGCGAAAAGCAGCTGGGTGGGCTCGTCGATTCGCCCAGTGGTCCCGTCTATCAGGCGGAACTGGATATGGCCGCGCGCCGCAGCGCGATTGAGAACGTCGTCGGTGAAACCCTCAAACGCTTTGCGACCGACACCGAGAGCCGGGCCGGGGTACGTACCTACACGCAGGATGCCCTGCGCGCTATCGCCCAGCAGTACGGCGATACGACCTATACCGATACCTTCAAACCGAGCCGTCAGCTGACTGACCCCCAAACGGGCGCCGTCGTACTGACTGATCCGCAGGGGCGGCTCTACCGGCCGCTGGTGCAGACGGGCGGGGAGGTGACCAGCCCGGCGCGCCTCGACGATGCCGGCACGTACGTACCGGCTGTTCGCAACCCCGTCGAACAGTCGTATGGCGATCCACTGCCCAGCGTCGACGAGCACGTACGGTTGGCCACCGGCGTGCAGGCGGGCCAGCCCGGCTACGAAACGAGTCGCTATACCAAACCTGACAACAGCGTCGAGGGAAACCTGCTGGCCGATGGCGTGCAGTTGGTGGGTGATCTGGAAACGTTGGGGGCGACGCGCTCGCCGGGTAAAAAGAAAGCCCTCGACAAAACGCGCGCGCTGGCGGCGGCGTATCTGGCGGCGGCTGGCCCGGTGTTGGCCACCAACGAACGGTATGCGACCCCCTTCATGGAAGTGGCCGACCGGCTGACCCCGCTGCTGGCTGACCCCACTACAGTCGATCCGATGGCCGCTGAGCCGATGGGGGGCGATGTCGATCTGTTGGCCGAAGGCCTGCCCGGCGTGTCAACAATGCCCCTTGCGTCCACCCCGGTTCCGGTGAGTAGCCCGGTAGCGGCGACAACCCCGTCTATGTACGCCTCGTCGGTCGATCTGGGCGACGGTTTCAGCAGCGGTAATCTAACGCCCGATAGCGAGCGGGGTGTTTACCAGATCACGCCAACGGGTGCAGACAGGGCGGAGTACCAGGTACGTCCAGAAGCGGCGGCGCTTGCCCTGAGCGACCCCTACAGCTATTTGCAGGATGGAGCCACCTACCCGCTGGCTGGCATGGACCGCGCGGCGGGTTTGGTAACGACCCAGCCGGGAACGCTCGTTCGGCAGGGCGATAAATGGAAAATCGAGCGTAAAGCAACCCTTCAGTTCACCGATTCTAACGGACAACTAATCAATGTCGTATCGACTTCCCAACCTGCAGCCACCGGGTCAGTACCGGCGGCTAACCCGGTCGCATCAGACCCAGCTACTCAATACGTTGACGCAGTACAATCAACGCTTGGATTACAACAACGCGCGCAGGCGGGTGAGCAACTACAGGACGATGCACAACACGCAGCGGACCTTGCAGCAGCTGCTCTCGCAGCAGGACCCGACGAGCGATTACTCGAAGCGCTTGAGCGAGAGCGTGCAGCAGCGGGAGCTGATCTTGCAGCGAATGAGGGAGCAGATGGACAACAACCCGCTAACCCGGGTGTTGCTGGTGCAGTCCGTGGCGCCATCGCGGCAAAACGGCTAAAACGCCCCAAACAGTCCATTGCCAAAACATTCGTACCCACCGATTTTCGGGGGGCGGTATTGCAGTTTTTTGCCCAGCGCGGCAAGATCAACCGGAACGATTTCGACCGCATGGCTGGTGAGAATGCGCGCCTTGGGCCCAAAGGAGGTAACGTCTATATCAACTACATCGATCAAAGCAACCGGCAACCGGGTATCGATCAAATTGCCACCTCGCTGTGGGAGGCCGCTGGCCGTGATCTGGACACTCGCCCCGACGAGTTGGAGCAGCAGTTGATTGATATGGTGGTAAGCTTTCAGGGCGATAACACCCCGAGTAAGCAACTGCGGGAGTATGCCGACGAAGGCGCGGCCGATGAGGCGGCGGCCCAGATGCAGGCCGACGTGCTGGCTGAACTCGACCCCGAGGTAGCGGCCCAATGGCAGGAAAACCCCGATCTGCTGGCCGCCGAAACCCGCGACGTACTCGACCTGGTCAACGGCTATTCCGATGAGGAAGTCGAGGCGCTGCTCAAAGAAATGCGCACGCTGGGTTACTGGGACTCGCAGGCGGGCTACGATCTAGCCCCGTTGCTGGATGAGTTTTCTGCCGTTTACTCATTCGTGAACTCAGGATTAATGGGTTACACGCCCGAACGTTTAGTTTTACTTAACCGTTTCTTATCCGATCTGGCCGTTGGCCATGCCGGTGTTCTTCCCATCTATGAAGCCATCCAACAACAAAAGCCCGCGCCAGCAGCTGACGGAGGCCTTACTAACAGCCCGACTGAGTCAGGGGCCGGGGGCGGTACCACCGTCGGACAAACTCTCGTCGCTCTTGAGTCTGCGGTCGCGGACCTCGAAAATGCTGCCGAAGCCGTCGGACAACCAAGCGCCGGAACAGACACCCTAGTTAACGAAACTAACTCGGTCGCGCCAAGTGATCAGCCGACAGTAACAACACAAAGCAGTTATGAGGACGTCGTTGCAACCAATGATGGGCCAACTATTGCTAATTGGTTGCTAGCCACGGTTCAGAAAGGCGATCTATTTCAAGTTGATGAGGAACAGCGGTACGTTGTCAGTAGTGTAAAAACACGCAAGACTGGGCGTGTCGTTGGTATTGTTTCCGAAATACTGGTTGATGGTAATTGGGAAGCGGCCGGTTTCTATGAGATTAAGGAAGATAGTCCGGGTAGTAAAGTAGCTACGGCGTATTCAGCTAAGAACCTTCCTGGCTTTTCGTATGCATACACAGACCAAGCGGGTAATCGCCGGATCGCTACTGCCTCGTATCTGCCCCTTAGTGCGCAGGAATCGAGGAACGAAAGCCCGGCTGATCAGCAGGAACAACTCGCCGACATCGGGTTACAGGCGGCCACGTTGCTCCAAGAAATTGACGAAGCCATTGCGGCTGAGGCGGTAGTTGATCCGCGCACGGCCGAGGCCACGGCTCCCTTCGACATTGAACTGGCGAACCTGCAACGCGAGATCGATGCAGCCGACCGCACCATTGCCCGGCTTGAACGCGAAAACCGCAACCGGCTGCAGACGGGTGATCTGTTTGCGGCCGATCCCAAAGCTGCGACCCAATCTGATCTGTTTGCTGGTAACACCACCGGACTGGAGGCGGAAGCTGCCGCCCGTCAGGCGATTGATCGGGCCAAACAGCAGCGCGCAGCACTCGTCGAGCGGCAGAAAACCGCCCAGGCCAATAAGCTGCGCGCGATCGAGCAGGCCGTTGCCGCCAGCACGCAACAAACCGCGCTGTTTGGGTCATCTGTTGCAGAAAACGGGTCAACTGTCGCAGTAAATGGCAATTCTGTCCCACAAAACGCGACTACTGACTCACTTCCGGCTCAAACCGACACGCCAGCCCCCGTCAATAAACTCGACGAACTGGCCCAGCGTGAGGCTGATCTGGCCGCCCGGTTAAAGGAAAAGCTGCGTCAGATGCGGGGCAATCTGTCGAGCAATCCGTTTGCCGACCCCGAGCTTCTGGCCCTCGGTGCCGAATACCTGTCGGTGAAATTTCAGCAGGGTGTACACAAGTTTACGGCGGTGGTTCGGGACTTTGTGAAACTGCAGGGCCCGGTGACCGAAAACGACTTGGCGGCGCTGAAATCTGTTTACGGTGCCTACCAGAACACCGTCGACGACGATACGTTTGATAAAATGGATGACGGTCGCACGGTGCGGGCCGTTACCCTTGATGATGTAAATACACAACCCAATGACGCAGGTACCGCTAACCGTGTGGAACCAGATAGCCCACGAACAACCACTACTCAGCCAGTGGGCACTAACGATGTTCAACCAGCCGACGCCGGAAGCCTTGAGCCAGGCGTTGGCGAAGGAATCCGACTGGTTGACGAGTCAGGGACACAGCGCCCGGGTGATCAGCGCGTATCAGCAGATCCTGCCGCTACTGGTAGAACATCACGCGCTAACCCAATTTATAACGAGTTCGGAAGCTTATTCCCTGCGGACAGCACTGCCCGAAGTGACGACCGTAGCGGAAGCCCTGCGCTTGGCGACGCAGGAATTCAGCCTGACCGACTCGGAGAGCAGCGAGCTATCGCAGCTGCTCAGGAAGGCCGTTCACTTACTCGTGCAGAAAAGCTAGCCCTTCAGCAGCAGGCCGAATCCATTGAGGTTGTCGTTGGCAACCGCGCAAACATTGACGCCACGTTGCCCTACCTGATGGATGGCCAGCGCGAAGATGTGCAGTTTGCCGAAGCGCGATTGTCCAAGCCCGACGGGTACGGAGTGCTGTTTACCAACGGCACCGGCACCGGCAAGACCTTCTTGGGGCTGGGCATCATCAAACGCTTTGCCAAGCAGGGTAAAACCAGCGCACTGGTGATCGTGCCCAATGTCAGCGTAATGAACGAGTGGGTCATGTCAGCACCTGCGCTGGGGCTGACCATTCGCGCGCTCGACGACATGAAAGATGCCGGGTCGGGGATCAATGTAACGACCTACGCCAATTTTGCCGGTAATAACGCGCTGGCTACCCGTAGGTTTGATCTGCTGCTGGCCGATGAAGCGCACAACCTCATGCAGTCGTCGTCGGCCGACGTGACCGGTGCCCTAAAAGCGTTTCAGGTGCATACCTATCACCCTGATTCGGCCTGGAATCGGACGATGGTGGAGCACGAAGAGTTGTTTGCCCGGCTCTCCGAAATTCGGGCCCGCATCAGAGAGATTGACGACCAGTTCAGAAGCCGGGATACGGCTTATCAACGGGAACTGTTAAAACCCGAACTGGATGCACTCTCCGAGGAACGATCGCTGAAAGAACGGGAGTGGGACAACTACCTGGAGGCGAATGAAGCCCTGATTAAAGAAAATCAGGGCGCCGTCCGTCCGCGCGCGGTGTTTCTATCGGCCACGCCCTTTGCCTACCGCGAAACAATCCAGTGGGCCAATGGCTATTTGTTCAGCTACGGAAAATCCGACAGTACCGCCTACAACGTACCCTCGGGCTATGAGGCCTTCATGGTGCAGCATTTCGGCTACCGGATGCGGTATAACCGCCTGACGCAGCCCGATGTGTCGGTCGACGTGTCGCTGATGGAGCGCAATTTCAACGGTTGGCTTCAAAAAGAAGGCGTGGCCAGCGCCCGCGTACTGGATATTGATTCAGACTATCAGCGTTTGTTTGCGCTCACCCCGTCAGCTGTGGGTACGTTGATCGACGAGGGTTTGGCCTTCGTTCGGGAAGGCGATAACAAGCGGTATACGGGGCTAATCGATCTGCTGGAAAAGCGGTTCAATTACCTTCAGCGCCAGCGGTTACTGGAAGCCATTAAGGCCAAGGAAGCCATACCGTACATCCAACAGTGGCTGGATCAGGGTAAGAAAGTCGTCGTGTTCTACGATTACACGGAAGGGGGCGGCTTTGCGCCGTTCCATTTCGAAAATGAAAACGGCGATTTGCCCGAAGGCAACGTAATGACTGGCCCGTATGGTAGCCAAAAATCGATTTCGATTCGCACGCTGATTCGGGAGTTCTACGAACGTCGACCGGACCTCTACGCGATCAACGCCGCTGATTACGGGGCACCCCTTGACACGTTGGGCGAAGCCTTCCCGCAGGCGGCTCGCCTAAAGGGAGGCATGAGCAAAACGGCTAAAACCGCCACCGTCAAAAACTTCAACGACGACACCAAGCCCGAGGCCAACATCATTCTGGTCAATGCGGCGGCCAACGCGGGTTGGTCGGGCCACGATACGACGGGTAGGCATCCGCGCGTGCTGGTGAACCTAGGCCTGCCCACGCAACCGACCCGCTCGATTCAACAGGAAGGGCGCATTTACCGGACTGGCCAGCATCCCGACTCCAACAGTATGTTCGTGTATTTCAATACGGGCACCAACTGGGAGCGTCGGGCTTTTGCTGATACGATTGCTGGCCGGGCCGGTACCGCTGAGAATTTGGGCATGGGTGAAATGGCCCGTGGGTTGAAGCAGGCGTTCATTGAAGGCTTCGAGGCAACCACCGAGTACGTACCCTCTGAGAAGGATGGTACGGGCGGTAAGGCATTTGACCGCAGTTTCACCAAGCCGATTTCGCCGTGGGATCAGGCAAAAACCTACTACTTCGCACAACTCAAACGTACCGCCAAAACCAAAGCCTACGAAGGCGTCGATTACTTTGCCACGCCTGAACCGCTGGGCATGAAGATGGTCGAGTGGGGTAACATCAAAACAGGCGACCGCGTAAACGAGCCTTCGGCTGGCCACGGTGCCATTGCCCGCTGGGTGCCGGAAGATGCCAGTCTAACGGTCATTGAACCGTCGTCGGAACTGTTCAGTAAAGTATCGCTGGTGACCGATGGCCGTAAGCTCAACGAGGCTTACGAGGATCATAACCCGGTGAACAAGTACCAGGTCACGGTCATGAACCCGCCGTATGGGCAGGCCGGTAAAACGGCACTGGAGCACGTCAAAAAGGCGATTGAGCAACACTCGGTCGTCGGTAGCCGGGTGGTGGCACTGGTACCAGTCGGCGCCTTCAATACTAAGTTTGACAAGTGGTTGGAGGAAGTGAATACGCCCCCAAAACTGGGGCGTCTTACCAGTAGTGTTCATTTGACAGCGCGCATATTGTTGCCCGGCAGTACGTTCGGGCGGGCGGGTACGGCAGTCAACACGCAGGTGCTGGTGCTTGATAAATTGCAGCCTGATGCCAATCCGGGGTCGGTGGAAGAAATTGATCTGCGCGACGTCAAAGACATCAATGAACTGTTTGATGAGTTGGAAACGATCGAGGTGCCTGAACGGCCAACGATCACCTCAGCCGACGTACAGCGGGTAAATGCTGGGCGGGTGGATTTATCAACGCGCTCGTCGGTACTGCCAGCGCAGCCAGTCGCCCAGCCAGCAGCTCAGGCTGCTGCTGCCGTCCCGGTTGTTGCACCGCAGACCGCTGCGGCTTCCTCTGTTACAGCGGAAAACGCACCGTTGAAAGAACCCGTCAAAGGGTTTCACGCCAAAAATCAACGGGACACGTTCGTGGTGCCCATTAACGGGCGGCTCAGTACTGAGCAGTACAACGCCGCGCTGGATAAGGCCAAGTCGCTGGGCGGCTACTACTCGCGGTTTCAGGGATCAGGAGCCATCCCCGGTTTCCAGTTCCAGACCGCCGAAAAAGCCGCGCAGTTTTACCAGCAGGTTACGGGCCTGACCGCGCCAGGTACGTCGGCCACGCAGGAAGATGCCGGGCTGGCTAGCATGATGGACTCGCTGGGCGATACCTCCAACCCGTTTGCCGAGCCGGATAGCCCGTTTTTCCAACTGGCTCCCGAGCAGGGGAACGTACCTGCCCGGTCAACTGCCCCCATTGGGCAGGCTGTCGCGCGACTGGCGCAGGCCTTCGGCGTGGACGCCATCACCGATCCGGCCGCGTACGGGCAGGCCTTGCAGGAAAGCCTGAGCCGACTGCAGCCAGCAGACAGGGCTCGCCTTGCCACTCGTCGACCGCTCGCCTTCCGCTGGCAGGGCAAGGTGTATTTCTCGCCCGAGGCAAACCTGAATTCCGTCTTTCACGAGTTCGGCGGCCTGTGGGCCGAAGCGGCGCGAACCAAGTTTCCCGATCTGTACACCAAAGGCGTGGCGCTGGTGCGCGATTCAGGCTACTTCGCCCGGTTGCGTACCGACAGCTATTACAAAACGCTGTCCACTCCCGAACTGGAAATCGAAGCGCTCGAAACGGCGATCGGCGACAAGGGCGAACAGTTTAAAGTGTCGGGCCGTAAATCGGCGTTCCGGCTGTGGCTCGACGAACTGTTTGCCAAAATTGGAAAAGCGATCGGCTGGACCTCGAATGAGAAACTAGCCGATGCGAAGCTGGCGCGTTGGGCCGGGCAGGTGTTGGGGTTGATGGAAGGGCCGGGTAATCGCGCTCAGCCTGCGCCCCCCAGCAACGTACCCCAATTCCAGTTGGCGCCTGATCCGGCCCCCTCGACCCTTGAGCCGACCGCCCCGTCTGCCAACAGTGTGCTGGGGGCCGAACCCACGACGCTGGCCAACCTGCTATCGGTGGCCGAGCAGCAGCTGCGCAACCCGCCGGTGACCAATACGCAACTCACCGTGCAGGGGCTGAAGCAACCGGCTGTTTCGCGCGATTTATGGGAAATGTCCCCCGTCAACTACACCGACGCCGATAAGTCGTACATCAAACAGATCGCCGAGCAGACGGGCTTTGAGTTGACCTCACCCCAAAAGCTCACCTATACCCATCCGCAGACGCATTACCATCTGGCGAACGGGCAGGTGCTGACGCTTGATCAGGCAACGCTGGCCAATGCAGTGAGTACAGGCTTTGGCCAGCGCAGTGATGATACTGGGTACGTTGGTCGGCTGACCAACTTTGTCTCAGACTGGCTCAAGTCGTGGACCAACCTGATTACGTTCGCCGATCTGATCGACGACACGAAGGGCAGCATCAAACGCCTGATCCATGAACCGCAGCTCGAAGGATCACGTCGCGCGGGTACGGCGAAAACGTACCTGCAGGACCGGCTTTCTACGGCCGCCCGGCTACTGGCTCCCTTCGAGGAGCAGCTGATCGGGGTGCAGTCGTATGACTTCAATCCCAATACGGGTGAGGTGGTGCTGGTCGAAAAGCAGGTGCCGCTCCTGACGGTGATGGAAGCGGTTGCGTTGGCTGAAACCCAGCAGGGGTCGTCACCCACGGGTGGCATAACTCACGTGTTCGACGCTGAGCCGCGTCCCAATGAACTCTACGAGCGCGATGCCGATGGTACGTTGTCGAAAAAACTCGACCACGGTGGCCAGTATTACGATGCCGCGCGCGATCGGCTCGACACGTTGATGTTACCCCGGGCGGAATACAATCGCCTGCTGTCGCGCTTTGTGGAGGGTAACGACGCCAAAACCGGGGAGGTGGAAGGCTACGAGGCGCTGATTTCGTTTTTCAACGTCAACGAGGTAGCGGATCTGCTCGAAGAAGAAAACAATGCGCTCAAACCGGGCGAACCCTTCGAGCGGGTAGGCGAACGTACCGGTGGTAAATCACCTCGACTCATCGAGCCTGCCGAAGCGGGTGCCGGCATCGACCCGGCGTTGGCGCCCGGCGCGCAGGAGTGGCTGGCGGAAGCCCGCGACCGGCGCGACGAGAACCGGGCCAGACGGGCGGCAAACCGGCCCCGCCAGACGTTCTATTACCCCATTCGGGTGACGGGCGGGGATGCCAACGCGCGCGCTGAGGCGCAGGGCCGCATGAAGCTCTACGATAAGTCGGGCCGGTTGATTGCGCGGTCGCGTGAAGCGAAGGGCATCGTGCTGGGCAACCCGCTGCAAACGATGATCCGCTACGAACAGGAGGTCGCTGATCTGCTGGAATACGGTCGGTTGTCGGAAAACGTCATGCACCTGCGCGACGCCATCGAAAACAAGTACCAGGGGCCGCAGAAAGCGCGACTGGTGGGCTACCTGACGCGCGAATACGAAGTACTGCGTGGCTACCGGGAGCGCATGATGCGGGTTCGGCAGGACAACCCCGGCCTGACGAGCGTCGAGCGGGGTATGCGCCGGTTCACGAATTCGATTTTCTCGCTCAACCTGGGCCTGCCTGCCAAACAGCTGGGCACGGCCGCCTCGGCGATGGGGCAGGGCATTATTGAGGATCAGCATTTGCGCGATCCGCAGGCGCTGGGCCTGCTGGCCAAGCTAACCGCCGGGGCATACCGCGATGCGGGTGTAGGGGCGTCGGTACGCGCCGACGGCTCCGATCAGGGGCTTCACGGTGGGCTGATTAGTGAGAGCGATACAGTCGAGCGGCCCTACATCGAGGCGTTGCTGGGTCAGGGCATGGACGAAGCGGCCAAGGCCAAGCAGCTACGGCGCTTCGGCGCGGTAATCAACCGGCTACTCGACTCCAATCAGCAGCACGTCGGTGACGTCAGTTTTGACGATTTGGGCCTCAACAGCGCGACGCTCAGCAACGCGCAGAAGCTGCTCAGGAAGTACGACAGTTTCGCGGGGGAACGCCTTATGTCGGCCATGCGCCGGGCTGACCGGGCGCCCATCCTGTATTACGTGCAGGCGGCGCAGCTGCAGGCCTCGGCCGAAGGGCTACAGCAGAACAGCGATGCGTGGTGGGATCGGGTGGCCCACCTGACCGAGCGGGTGGTAAGCGAAACCTATAACACGGATTCGCTGGCCGAACGTACCCCGATGCAACTCTCCGAGCAGTTCTTTACCCGAATGCTGGGCATGTACAGCAGCCAGCAGCAGAAAATTGCGGGGCTGGTGATTCGGGCGATGATCGGCTACACGAAGGCCACACCGGGAACGCCGGAGGCCAAAGCCGCGCGCGCCAAACTCCTGCAGACGCTGGGCTACGGAGTGCTGGCCAACGCCGTGTACGTCGGCGCCGTGTCGGCGGGTACGTCGGTGATCATGGCCATGCTGTCGGGTGGGGAACCGCCCGAAGCCGATAAGCTGACCGAACGCGTGATGTTCGACTCGCTGCGTAACGTGTCAGGTACGTTCCCCGGGCTGGGTACGTTGTTCGTCGAGTACGCCATCAATAAGGTCGATGGTGTTGGTGGCAATGAGCAGCTGTACGAGGTGCCCAGTCTGTCGAACATGCAGCAGGGCGTCGATGCGGTGCTGGCAGCAGGCCGGTACATGACCGAAGAGGATGAGAAGAAAGCCGCTCAGGCGGGGGATACGTTCGTGCGAAAATCGACTGATTTTGTCTCGAAGTGGGTAGGCCTGCCTAGCACAGTGACCCGCGTGGTCCGTGGCCAGCTGACAAACGATTAAAAAGAAGTAGCGACAGCTACAAACACGAAAAGCCCCGTTCCAATGCAGGAACGGGGCTTTTCGTTTATCGAAATAAATGAAATGTAAAAGAAGCGACTGCGTAAAATGACAATTATGCTGTTTCGGGGTGGCCTGTTTGACTTGCTTGGAAATTAGTTACACTTCGTGCTGATTTGGTGTCAAATACTCTCTATACCACATGCAAGTTACTTCTCCTCAAAACCTGCCCGATCTAGAACAGATTATCACCCTCCTTTCCGACGAGCAGCGGTTAGACAGCTTAAGTCGAGGCCATGTTAGTCAGTTCGAAGCGACTATGGCCTTTAAAATAGGGTTGCTTATTTCAGATGTAACAAATACCCAATACACAGCGCTGTTTAGAGATCTGAAAACAGATGATCTAAGGATAGAGCTTACGGAGCAAAAAGCCTTCCCAAAGTTTTATGAAACTCTTCTAGATAAGGATAAGCGTGCGCAGATGCTTGACGTCGCTAAACGTTTCTATCGCCTGCATTATGAGAAACGAGTTGCGGAAGTAAAAACCGTCTTGATGACCAAGCCGATTGCTACTATGACAGGAGAGGAGTTTAAACTGTATCTGGAGATTATTGGTATCATCAAGCCGCTCTGGACCAATCCGGACCCAGTAGCATGAGACACCTGTATGTACTGGTGCTGACGCTGGTGCTGGCCTGTAAAGGCAGCGATCCCGCCCCCGCCGACACGTCGGTGAGTGCCACGAGTCTGGTTGGTAAATGGGAATACATGGAGGCGTATACCAATCCGAACTGGCATTCGATCTACGAGTTCAAGTCCGATGGAACGCTGTTGGTCACTGGCCCAGGCTCACCGAATTACTACACCTACCGGGTTGAGAACGGCGTGTTGCGCGTAGTCTATCAGTATGGGCCGATACAGAAAGACCGGGAGTGCACCAATTACGTACTGCCCTCGACGTTTGGCAACACGCTCGTCTGCCGCGCGCTGGGCAGTGGCTACTGCACCTACGTACCCACCGGCAAGGAAACCACCACCCAGTTCACCCTCGTCAGGCAGTGAGGTAAACGTACCTTAAATCTGTACAAAGTGGCCCCATGCATTCAGAAGGCCCGTTTTGGGCGGGGCAAACGTACCTTTTTTGTCTACACTCGTCTAGTCGGCAGTACAATCAAGGGCCGTATTTCTTAAAAACCCCCTCGGCCCATGCCATCACCCCTTTGAGTGTTTTGCCCCCACCGACCCCGCTGTTAGGGTACACGCCTGACCGTTGATACCGCTGCCGGATCGCTGAGGCCAGTGGCCCTACCTGTTGCATGGTTAGCGTCTGCTGCTCAGGTTCGGGCAAGGTGAGCAGCTTATCAACGGCCCGGTCGATGTACCAGTCACCACGTCCCCGATCACGAACGGGGTAGTCGATCCACTCACCTGCTTCGTTGCGAAACCAGTACTGATAATGCCAGTTAATTAGCCCTTTCGTGATCGTGAGGCGAACGTACCAGCTTGTCACGACACGCTCAGTTTCGTTAGGTTGAATCGGTGGCTCGTTCATTATTCTTGAAGAAAAACTTCATCATTTACGCAACAGCATGAGAAGTAAAAACACTATAACCGCTACAGACATTCCTATCGAAAAGCCAGACCAGAACATAGCAGACATATTATTATTCATTGTCTGATTCCTCAGTTTTTCAAGCTGCTCAGGCGATAGTCTGCCGTTTTCATCGGTTGGGTGCTGCCAGTCAGCGGCAACCTTTCTTACCTCTCGTCCCATATGTTATTGGTCTTTTGTGGGTTTTTCTTCGAAGCTAAACAAACGCCAATGCAACTCACCCGTCTTAAAATCGTAGGGTATAGGTTCATCCGTTTCCTCATCATATCCACCGAGGTTTGTCCAGTCATCACTGTTTATGGAAGTCTGATTCCAACCAATAGCCCACAGGTCGGGATCGTCTTGGATTTTTGCAATAGCATCAGCCTGTTCTGGGAGACTGGTTTGGCCAACAAAAGCGCGAAACGCCGCGATCAGTCGAGGGATATGCTCTTTCTCGACAATGACGTGATCGAACGTACTTAACAGCACAATCTTATCAGTCAAGCTCACATCATCGCGTTTCCATAAATCCCATATATCCTGCATTTCACTTAGGACTATACGAGAGTATTGCTTTTTAGGCAGATAGCGATCTTCAACTGTTGACCATACTGCCGCAGCGCCACGGTGTGAATTCCTGATTTCTGCGATGGATTCGATTTCGCCAGTTTTCTTGAAGGCAAAAATTTCGGTGTAGCTCATTGGGTTTTAATATCAGAAAGGAAGTTGGCTCGACGTGAGACCGTGAGTAGTTTCAAAATCGGTCAGGGTACGTTGGTCCGCCGCTATGGCGTCATGGTAGGCAGGTGACCCCGGCATGTGCAGGATGCTGGCCAGGGCGCGCGCGCGATCGAGCTGGTCGAGCAGCCGAGCGTGTTCCAGGGTGATTTGGTCGGGTGTCATCAGAAATCGAGATAGAGGTCTTTGTAATCAGTCCGGCATTGGTTGCGGCTGTAATCGACCATCACCCCACAGTGGTTCCAGTGCATAATCTTGCCACGCTCACAATCTTCGTGGCTCAGATCACCCTCGGCGTGTCGAGGTACGTAGGTGACCGCGCGCCCTTCGTGCTCGGGCGTCATTGTCTCAGGGCTTAATTGTGTTGCCATCGGCGTATTGGTTGGTGATGTGTTCGATGCGTTTTCGCCTAAAAACGAAAAACCCCGGCGAGGGCCGGGGCGTGGGCATTCAGTCGGTAAGACGCACTCAATGGGCACTGGCTGTCGCCGTTCCTTTTCGGGCTTGCTGGGCTTCGTGTTGTTTGTTAAAGAAGTAAATGGCCCGGTCTACGATCGCCCCACGGCCACTTAGGCTCAACGTTTCTTTCAGCGCGTCGATCTTTTCAATCGTGGTCGTGTCGAGCCGATACCGTTTATCGCTGTAGCTGACCTCCGTATCTGGTAGTTGCAGGGTTGCCGCCACAGCTACGTGTTTCTGAAACAGATTGGTGGCTAGTGCGATCACCTGCCCGTCCGACGGGCGGAGACGAAGTATCGGATCGGTTAGCTCATCAGCCAACTGGTAAATCCGGTTGATGGTGTCCTGTCGGACGTAGAGGTTGGCTTGCTTTTTACTCATGGGAAGATCGGTACTCATATAGCGGAATAAGCGCAAAAGTCGCACTTATTGTTCATTCTGTGCAGTTGACGCGCCAATTCCTGCGCCACTGTTACATCGCATGGCCAAAATGCCGCGCGGCCTGCTCGTACGCTTTCACTAGTGCGTCTCGTCGTTTCTGGCTGTTGGCATCCATCGACAGCTTACTATACGCTGATCGTACCGCCGCAAACGTTAGCTTCTTGGTCCCATCAAGACCCAGCGTTTTCACCCAAGCAGGTTGTTCGGGCTGTTTGCTGGCGGCGGGCGGTGTCTGTATCGGTTGTGCCTTGATGGGTTCTGAGCGATCCACCAGCCGTTGTATATCGACCTGTAACGTACCCAGCAGCCGCTGCATCAGGGTTGTGGAATGGTAGCGGCTGACAGTATGAAGCGAGTTCAGCACCTCGCGCACGGCCCGCAGATTGCCCGCCAGCGTCGAATACTGATCCGCTGCGACCACATACCAACCGTTGATGTAGTAGAAATAAAGCGCGATGCCCGGAGCAGAGAGCCGCCCGGCGCCATCGACGAGTTTACCCCGTTTGTCGGTACGCCCGTTCGAGGTCAGTACGTAGCGGTTTACCTTCAGCAGTTTCAGCTTTTTCAGCACGGCGTCGCGCTCGAAGGCTAACGTACCCAGCTTGGCCACTGACCACGATTTAGGGCGTTGACTATACTGCGGCCACCCAAGGGGCCACTGGAGGGGAAAAGGTTGCATGGTGTGTGGGTTTAGGTTTCGACAACTTTCGTTTTCAGACCTACCCACTCGCCGCCGATATGGGCCAGCAGGTAAAAGTCGTACTCGTCGGGCTGATCGGTGGGACGCTGGAATATGCATTGCTGTCGCAGATTGACCTCACCGAACAGCGCAAACAGGCCCAGCCAGCGCGCGGCCGTCAGCGAGTCCTCGCCAAGATCATCCAGGAACACCGGCTCGAAGGCCAGCGTCCGCAACTGACCGCCGATGTAGGAGCCGGGGCGTACCGGTCGTCCATCGACGGTTTTAGCCTCCCAGCCCTTGACCTCTGTTTCGGTCAGGGCGATGGTATGAACCGGGAAATCGTTATCGGATGCCCATAGTAGTTCATCCGGCTCACTGGCGGTACTGCCCAGCGTCAGGGCGTTATGCAGCAGGCCAAGAAAGGTGTTCGGTCCCATAGTATTAGCGCGCAGTTAATGTTCCGTCATTCCATACCCGAACCTCGAAGACCATACCTCGCACATTTTTGGCGTAGTAGCTGGTAAAGCCACCACAATGGGCTGGTGCCCAGCTTGTCGCTTGCCAGTTTGCTGGAAATTCTATTCCCGAAATCAGTATAATGTCCATAGCTAGTTGGTGATGTCGTCCAACGTACCTGAGCCGTTGCGACGGTAAAGTAGAATACGGTCGAAGTCGGGAAAGCAGATAGCGGCCTGCTCCCGGCGCGTGTGGGCAATATCTTCTTCGACGGACGAGGCGGCATCCGTGATGGCCAGCTTAACCAGTACCTCCGCTTTGCGCGCGGCCAGCCCGACGACGAGGTACGCCGGTTTATCGGGAATCGTCAGGCTGGCCAGTAGTTTCTTAAGTGTCTGCTGGTGCAGATCGGATAGGAGGGGTGGGGTCATACCGGCAAGGGCATCGAGCGGAAGTCAGCCAGATTCAGGAAGAAACCCCGGTTGGGTGTCATACCTTCCCGAAACAGGTTCCACAGCAGTTTGCAGCCCATTTGCGCCAGCGTCGGGTTGATGAATAAATCCTGGCGCTCCAAGGCTTCGGCCAGTGAGCAGGAGGGTTCGTTTGTCTCGACTGTGTTCCGCAGCGCGTCGGCGTACTCGTCGGTGATGAACGGAAGATGCGCTACCGTCTTGAATTTCTTGGAGTCCGGTTGCTTGTGCTTGCCAACAGTTGAGAGCATGACCTGCCCGCTGGTGAGGCTATTCCCAAAATCCATCCAGTAATAGGGGCGGTCGCGGTGGTCCTCATGAACGTTAAGGGTTTTGAGCGTATCGGCAATCTGGAAACGGGCAGCCACAGTATCGACGCAGCTAATGGTCACATTCGCCGACCCATGCGCGAAGGGGCTTTGCCATAAATTAGCCTTCTCGTACTTGTGAGCAATCGCTTTCCAATTGGTGCCGAAAAACCGGTTTGTGCGGTTAATCAGAGCTACCGCCTTGTGCTGGCCAACCTCGCACTGAGCAAACAACTGTCGGCCCATGTTGGCGCGACTGACCGTATCGTGGTCCCATACACATACATACAGACCGGGGTGGCCAAGCGCCAGCATGGCTACATTCATTCGGGCCAGTGCAGTCAACACCTGACTACCGGTGCCGCCAGCGCCGATAAGGTTGACTGTAATGGGGTTTTGAGGGCTAATCAGGTATTTAGCAGTAAGATGTACCGAAGTCATGCCAGTAGGTCTTTTAGTGTGAGTTTCGTCGAGATCATTAAGTCGTGGGGGAATGGCGTTTCTGTACCGATCAGGCTGTTCCACAGTTCATCCAGATTCCCTTTAATGGGTAGATTGCCACTCAGGTGGGAAAAGCGACTATCGAAGTAAAACCGCTCCCATCCTGTGATAAAATCCTCAAGCGTAGACTCCCCCGTCACGTCGATGTCAACATCGCCCTGGCACACTTCCCCAGCCGAATTTGTATTGTAAAAGGGGGCGTAGTATAACTGGGTGTTAGAGGCCGGTCGGCCTTCGACAACACCCGGCTTGAGGGCGAATAGACGCAAGGTGGTGGCAGTAGCGCACCAAAGTAGCCCAGGTACATGGGCTGTTCCATCCTTAATTTTACGATAATCGCTAAAATACAGGGTACGTTTCCCCGGTTTGGTGTACCAGATTACTTTCCCTTCCCCGCGTGGGTTTAGGTACAATACGTTTTCTGGCAAAAGCCCTTTGGGCAGCAGAAAGCCGGTAATTCGGTCATGCGAGGCGTTCAGACGTTTGCCCAGTGCCTGCGATTCTTCCACAGCCAGTGGGTGGTGATTCCTCATCAGACCCGTTACAGGGTCTATGTCGCAGGATTCGACATAGAATGATCCGTCATCGTCTTGATCTTGTTGGTAGCTATTCGGCTGCTGGTAGAACAACAGGATAAATTTGGGGATAGCGAAATCCAGAAACAGTTTATTCACATTTTCCATGATCCATTCGGGATAGTACTGCACCTAGATCGCCGACGGCGTCCAGCAGTAGTTGGTAATATTCTTGATAGTCAGCGTGGATGTCTTTGGCTTGCGGTGAGTCAAAGACCTGTACAGATTGCAGTGGTTCCTGATCACAGCCACTACTCATCTCGTCATCGAGAAACTGCGTGTAAAGGCTATAGAATTCGTCGTTATCTGACCAGACGAATGTTGCAATTTGATCAACGAAAATGGTACCCTCCGCCCGGTCTTTAATCTCAAGATGGTGGTTGTCAGTTGCCATCTTAAACGAATGGTGCGGGAAATGACACTCAACTTCCACCAGTTTCTGAGCGGCGATCAAGAGGTCTTGATCAAGCTCTGATTTTGGTTTGAATGAATTGACCCGTTGACTGAGTTGCTGTACGTGATACTCATGATTGAAGCGCTTCTTGCTCTGTAAACACAGCCGACGTATATCGAAAACTTTACGCTTCGCCGCTTTGTAGTGATCACCGTATTCTTCCTCAGCGTCGCGCTCTGATGCATATATCCCATCTTCGTCGATGGTATAGCTTAGTATGTCATCAAAGTAGCTTGAGTCGTCAGGCCCACAATATGGGAAGGCAACCCGGCGATACAGAAAGGCAAACAGGCTGTCTAGTAATCTCAATCGCTGACGTTGCCGCCGATCTCCGATCATGCGTTGGTAGGGGCGAACCGGTACGTTGTAGAGCGATATATCTGTATCTTCTGCCTGCACCGTAGCCAATGTGGCACGGTACTTTTTTTCGTCTTTGTAAGATTGAGCCACCAGTACTAGCGTCAGGTCAGGTTTGATCGCTTTTAGCTGCTGACGAGCCGCTATAAAGCTCAATCCGATATTCATCGGGTAAGCCATATCCCGACAGTTGCGCGGTTGAAAGTTATATAGGCTAGCCAGATGATCCAGTGAAGCATAATATTCGGCGACCTCTTTGGCCTGATCGTCTGGACCGGACTTCTTGTAAAACCGGCCATAACTATCCTGAATGCGATCTGATTGGAACTGGATAGGTAAAATGGGCTGCGTCAGAAAGGCGGGGCCAGCAGGTCTAATGGTTGGGACTGGGGGTGCAGGCGATTGACGGTGGCGGCGTCCTGAAGTTGGTTGAACCGAGCGAGTAGATCGCCGAGGTGATTGTGCAGTGCGCATACTGTATAGTCGGGTTTTTGGGCAATCACGCGGACACCCGCTGCGGGTGTCCGCGCTGCCGCTTTTTGGCTGCGTTTCATTGGTTTCAATCAGGGTTGATTAGTCAGGGGCAATTAGCCTTTGGTACCCATTGTCGTTTCAAACGTGTAGACAAAGGCGTCATTCTTAATTTCCGGCCCTTTGAGCTTGGCGGTGAGCAGTTCGGGGTATTGCCCAGCCAAATGGTTCTGCACGGCCCCGGTACTCAAATCAGGGTTGGGGTCGTCGATTACAATCGTTTCGTTGTTCTTTTTGAACTCAAATTTTCGGACTAAATCAGTGTTTACTAACATCGCTTTGCGTTGAAAAAAAGGTGATTAAATGGTTTCTTCGACAAGGGGTGAGTCCAGATTTTCCTCCGGCTCTTTGTCGTCGTCGGCTGACTCGTCAGGCGCATCTGCCGGATTATCGGTCGCCACTGGCCCGGCCTCGACGGTGGGGGCTGGTGCTGGTGCCGGAGTTTCGGGCGTTGCTGTTGCCGCAGCGGGTTTCTCGGTGGCGGGATCAATCGGCCACGGATCAGGAATCAGCACCCCGCCCATTGCCATATTAGCCAGCCAGGTACGTCGCTTTTCCAGAATCTTGTTGTTGGGGTAATCCTTACTCTTGGGCAACTCGGACAGCGCGTCCATGTACCGGCCTTCCTCCCGTAGCTTATCGACCTTCTGCATGGCATCCATGTACACCTGCGTCTTTTTATCGACAGCGGAGATTACCGTCGTGGTCGGTTTGGCAGGGGTACTAGCTGCACTTGAGGCAGGGGTAGGCGTAGTCGATTTGGTGCCGTTCGACTTATTCATCGCTGAATCCTGCCGCGCTTTGTCGAGTGACTTCTGATGGGTTTCCATATCGACCATCAATCCCGATGCGGATTGCATCGGCTTGGTGATCGCGTCAAACCAACCGGCATCAAGTTCAACAGGGGTGCCAGTGGACGTAAGGGGCCGAATCTGATTGCGCGCGGCATCGCCGCAGGATGGGTTATCGAGCCGAACCGATACGGTCATCTTGTCGCCCACTTTCGTTACCGAAAAATTGAGGGTGCCGACCAGATTCAGGGCGGCGAGTTGTTGAAAAAACGTCATAAAAAAAGCCCGACGTGCGGACTGCTTTGGGTGAGAAAACGAATGAATTAATTGGGTACTGGCGCGCGCTACACGTTCAATTGCAAGGGCATAATGAGCATCAGAATGGCCTCGTGTTCGTCCTTATCGACCGGAGTGAGCAGCGCGGGTCGGTTTGAGGTGGACATCGACAGCGTGACCATCTTTGCTGACAGCGTAGTGGCCAGATCAGTGAGAATTTTAGCGTTAAAACCAATCTCCATATCGTCGCCCTCGTACTCGCAAAGCAGTACTTCACTGGCCTCATTGGCGTAGTCGAGGTCTTCCGCTGAGATTGTCAACGTGTTTTTCTTCAACGACAGTCTGATCTGGTGCGTCGTGCGGTTGGCGCAGATCATCGTTCGCTTCAACGAGTTGACCAGATCGGCGCGGCCTATAACTAAATCATTGGTGTTGGTCGTCGGAATCATCGCCTCAACGCCGGGGTATACCTCGTCGATCAGCCGGGTAATGAGCTGCGTCGAGCCAAACGAAAAGGAAGCATGGGATTGGTTGGCTTCCAGCGTCACCGGAACCCCTTCGCTAAGGGCCGTTTTTAGTTGGGCCATCGCTTTTCGGGGTATGATGAACGAACTTTCGGTAAGGGCCTGTACGTCGGTGCGGGTGTAGCGCGCGAGTTTGTGGCCATCGGTGGCGTAGAACGTTGTACCTGATGGAGCGAACAGGGCATATACGCCAGTCTGAGCCGCTTTCAGATCGTCGTTACTACACGCAAAGGCGGTGTGGGTAATGGCATCCAGTAGCGTACCCGATGGAAGTTCAACCGTGGTAATGGCGGCCACCTTGGGCAGTTTGGGGTAGTCGATTGGATTCTGGCCCGATAGTTTGAAACGTCCGTTATCCGTCAGGATTTCAGTGGCAAAGGTTTTAGCGTTGATATGGATGGTGATGGGCTGCTCAGGCAGGCTTTTGAGCACATCGAGCAGCAACTTGGCCGGTATGCAAACCGAGCCATCGGCGGAGGCATCCACCGGAACCTGTACGGTCATGGTTAGCTGCAAATCAGACGCCGTAACGGTAATCAGACCATCCTCAATCCGCAGCAGGACGTTTTCGAGGACGGGCACGATGGGAGTGGCGGCGATCACGCCGCTTAGGTTCAGTAGGTTCTTGAGAAGAACCGAAGATGAGACAATGAATTTCATATATCTAGGGGATGGATGGTAAGGACATTAATGTCCTTACCATCGGTTACTTGATAGTGATCGAGACTTTCGCCCCTGAGCGTTTGATAGTCAATTTGAAGGGGCCAACAACCTGACCCAGCCTGACCAGATTCGTGCCGGTCAGCGTCAGGTTATCGGCAGTTCCTTTGATGTGACAATCTTCCTTAACAATCGTGGCTGAGAGATTAGGAAGCAGGGATTTGAGGTCGCTGACGATGCGTTCAGCGGTTGCGATAGGCAATGCCATAGCTGTGTAATTGGGGGTTGATTGTGAGAAATTAGATAAGACTAAGTTGGGTGCCCGTAGGTGGCGGCGGTGGCGGTTCGGCCAGCTTGGCCGCTTGCTCGTCGGCACGTCGGGCCAGATAGTCAGCCGCCCATTCGATGCATTCAGGACATACACCAAGATTTGGCTCGAAGGGCTCACCGAAATAGTTAGTAGTAACGCCCTTCACATGGTAGTGGAGCCGCGCGCGTACTTCCCGACATTTGAAGCAATACTCCGTTTCGGTGATTCCGTCGATGGGTTGTTGCTGGCTGAATGCCGCCACCGTTCGACCGCTCAGCGCGAAGGAGCCGAAGCATAGGTAGATGTGGGGTTCCGTTATTGGAAAATCGACGCACAGCCAAGGGTCGAATAGTTGCCTAATCGTTTCGCCTTTATCGGCGGGCTCCTTTATATCGTCCAGTCCATATTGGGCGTATCTGGAGCCTGACAGTTGTTTCAGGTCGGGGCTGGGTTTTGGCTCAGTCGGTTGCACCAGATCAACCCCACCAAACAGGTTATACTGTTTGATTGGCTTCTTCATAAGCTTCTTTGAGTCGTTTGTTCAGGGCTTTTAACTCGCGTTTGGCTTCGGTCCAGTCGGCTAAGAATTGCTTTTCAGCCCGCTCGGCCATCAATTCGGCGTAGCGTTGCAGGATAGAGGCCGGGTCGGTGAAACCGATAGTCAGGCCCACCGTGTCGGCTACTTCCTGCCGAACCTCAGCCAGCAGTACCGCCTCGTCGTAGGTGGGCATCCGCGTTGGCCAGCCTTCCGTAAAGAGTAGATGTTCAGGAATGCGGGATTCGGCCAGTTCACGCCGACGAGCGGCGTATTTGGCTCCACTCAGGGCTGTTCGTTGTTCATCGGTCAGCAGGTGCGGGGCCACGTCGCCAAGCCAGGTATCTTCGTGGAAGGCGTAGGTCGAGGCAATTTCCAGATCGACCAGTTCGCGGTATACGTCCTGATTGGCTTCGCAGCCCGCTGACCGCAGCAGATCGGGCAGGGACGACATGATGCAGAAGCAGCAGCTTACCCGCGTCATATTGTAGGTACTGTAAGCCTCGTGGATGGGCAGGTTGTGCCACTTGTGGCAGTTCCATACGTGGTCCAGCTTCCACTCGATAATGGCATTCCAGTCTACGCCCGACGTACCCAGCGTTTTTACTGTCAGTCGAGCTTGCTCGGAACAGATGGGCTTTTGCGCGCGCTTACTGCTTTCCTGCCGACGAATCCCTGACACCGACACAATGCGCTGGCCGGGAAAGCGGCGGGTCAGTTCACGGCTGATGATCGCCGTTTTCAACTCCGATGTGCAGAACCGATTGGCTGGGCTTGACCACGGCATAATCAGTTTGACGCAGGCCAGATCGGCATAACGGGTGCAATTGCCATCCCATCGACTCATCCACCGCTCCACCATGCCACCAGCAGGCCGACGCACAACGACCAGTTCCAGCCCAAACAGATCGGCCAGTTGCTGACAGATCGGCAGCGAATCCGCCCACTCGATTCGGCCAAGATCGGCGTGAATCAGCAGGCGCGGGCCGGTGTGGCCGATCTGGTTGAGGTGGTTGACCACAGCCCAAACCGCAGCGCCTGAATCCTTGCCACCACTTACCCCAATCGCTACGGGGGCATTCTTGGCCAGCAACGATTCAATTTCGGGCGTCAGGGCAACGGGTGGCAATTCACCATCGGTAAGGGCAGGCGTGAATAAGTCGAGTTGGCTCATTTTCGTTTAGGTACGTTGCCGCTTTTTACGAGAAAAAAACATCATGGTGCTTGAGGTTTAAACTGGCCGGAGTTGAGTGCCTGGGCGATGGCGTAGGCGTTGTCGTTCAGATCGGCCAGAAGGCCGTTGTCGAGTACGCCGATCCAGCCGCCGCCCTGACGGGGGCGGATGCTGACGAGGGGCGATTTGGAGAACGGGCATTGAAATAAAATTGCCTCCTGACCAACGTACTGATGCGGCAAAGGAGGCAATTGGTTGAGGTGGTGCTGAATCCACGCTTTGGCGTTTAGGGCCATACTGAGCGAGACTAGCGCGTCAGGTGGTGCGCTCATGATTTGGCATAAGAGGCTTTTAGCACGACCATATCACCGCCCCGGTAACTACCGTCGTTAATCTTCTTCACCAGTACGTCTAACTGCTGGCTGGCCCAATCAGGAATGAACTTGTCGGGCGTGTCAATCATCACGCGCGGGTAGTTATAGAGCGAACGGCCCAGCCCGAACTGAACCGCGCACCGCTTCATAGCATCCGAAATCCCGCCTTTCACCGGTTCGATGTCGGTGCGGCTGGCCCCGTCCATTTTGAACAGCGTTTGGGCTGGCGTAGTGTCGGTGGCCGGAATGGTCACAATCACTTTGCACAGAAACCCGCCCTGAATCTCGGTAATTTCATTCTGCCAGTTGGCCCAACCAAACTGCCGGTCGAATCGCTCCATCACGCAGCGGTTGGTGATGTAGGGGACGACGATGATTTTGCCGGTTTTGGTCTGCATCTGAACCCGCCACTCAATTTCTTCGGGTTGAATGGGCTGGGTCAGAATGTCGAGCGTGTTGGTGTTGGTTTCTGAGTTCATTTGGCCAGAATGGGGATAAGGGTGTTGAGTCGTTCGTTGACAAAGGATTCGTTCAGGTAGCCCGGTAACCCCGCCACCAGCGTCTGGTAGTTATCAAGGCCGAGCGCCTTGGCTAGATAGGCCTCGTGTACCTGATTGATTCGGTTGACCAGCTCGACCAGACAGGCGTGTAGTTCGCGCACATCCAACTCGTCGGTGGTCAGTACGTCCGGGTTCGGCTGGTTGCTGGAAATACGCAGCCGGTGCAGCACGTTGAAGAAGCACGTCGGACCGGTCTGGTCAGCCAGTGCCTTATAGTGTTCCGGTCCCAGCTTATCTAATACTTCCCCGGTGCGCGGTGACCGCATTGCCGTTTTGGGGTTGGTCTGAACCTGATTGCCTTGTTTTTTAAGCTGTTTGTCGCGCGTTTGGGTCAGCACCGAAAACAACGCCGCCCCGCCCTGTAGCCGTTTGGCGTTGTAATCGTGGGGGGTGCCCGTCAGGTAGTAGTTTAAGCCTTGCGGGTAGAGTCCACTCACTACCATGCTGGCCACTTTTCTGGCTACTAACTCGTCGTTGCTGACAGAACAGCCCCGCATCAGTAGCAGCGCGCGCGCGGTGAACAGGATGCTGTAGTAGGCTTGCGGAAACGTCCAGTGCAATGAACTGTGCAGATATTGCTGATCATTGACCACTGGCGTTATGCGGAGGGCGTATTCGGCACTCCAACCGTTGAGCATCAATTTGCTCAACTCCCTGACGTTAATCAAGTTGGTGGCGCTAATCCGGTCGGGGGCAGGTAGCCCCATGAATGGGTGCTGGCTAAGGTGTCTGACCATAGCCAACAGGCCAGCCAACAGGGTGTTTTTCGTTTGTGTCGTAATCATGAGTGATAGAATTTATAGAGTGCAGCCAGCACGATGCCAGCACTTGCGACGAAGCCCAACACCGTCCAGCGCGTTGGGGGGAAACTGAACTGGTAGGTGTCAAAGACTTCACCGATCGTTGTGGTGCCGCGTTGCTCGGCGCGAATCGGTTCCTCATAGCGCCGGAAAAGCGTCAGTTCAGGGCAGAACGCATCGGGTAACTTACCCATGTGAACAGCGCGGCCTGAGCCGTACACGGCCTGTATACGGGCCGTTACCAGTAGCTGTTCCGGCAGGCGGTTCAGCATAAAGACAAATACGTCCCGGTCGGTCTGTGCAATCAGTGCCTCGTTGGTTCTCACGCACACGGTTGGCTCAACGGCCAACAGGGCATCGGGGTACATTTGGCGCACTTCGTCGGAGGCTTTAATGAGTGCCTTACCGTTGTGGATATGTTGGATAGGGAACAGGGTCAGATACTGTCCCTTCGGTGTTTGTTGTACCGTGTAGGGTACGTGGTTGGTTGTTGTGAGCATCTTGATTAGTTGAGACAGAAGAAAACGGTAATGCGGCCCACGCTGAATACGTGGCCAATCTGGTCGCTGGGCGTGTTGTTGGGTGGCCGCAGTTTGGCCAGCGCGGCATCCCAAATCGGGGCCGGGATGTCTTCGTAGGTCAGGTAGAGGGTGCCGCGCGCGTCCGACTGTAGATTCATCTGCGCCACCCGGTTGAGCTGCGTTTGCAGTTTCTTCGCCAACCGGCCAATCTGGCGGCTGCGCGACGGTTTCTTGACGAGTTCGGGCATGAAAAAACCCCGACGACTGCCGGGGTTAGTTTTGGGGTTGAGGCTGGCTTAACTTCTGCTTACATTCCTCATAGAAGGCCCGGTTGGGGTACGTGTTGTAGGTTTCACAATACGTTACGTATTCACGCATCCGATTCTCAGGGGAGTGTGTCACTTCACAAGGAGCGCACAGCGTCGTTTCCAGTTTGATGTCAGCGTGTGGCTGGCCGCAGCCGGGACAATAGCCGTATTTGATTGCCGAGTTCATAAGCATTAGGCGAGTTTTTTGATAAGCCAGTTACCGCAGATTGCCAAAAAGGCTACAACGCCTGTTGTCCCGTACATCCAGATAAGGCCACGGTCAACGAATGCCCGTTTTTCTGAGGCTGGAAGTTTAATGTCTGTGCCTTGGAGCACGTACCCCATTCCCATGAAAAGCCCCACAATTAGCACCAGCCAAAGAAGGGCTTCCAACAGATTTCTAAGTGCTTTCATAATCAGTGATAATAGAGGTGAAACAGAAGCCAGATAACCGGCACAGAAGCGAATGCCAGGGCGATTTCAATCAGGGGCCAGTGCCGACGCACCCAGCGTAGCAGTGACCAGCGATAGCGAAGAATTGAGTGCATGGTTACAGCCGTTCGATGTAATTGAAAGTCTGACCGTGGGTGCGAATAGTGCGCTGCTGAATCTCGCTTGCTGTCCAGTACTGTATCTGAACGTGTGCCCCCGTTAAACAGATGACCGCTCGAAGGCCAGCCATTTGCTTGGGTGATTGCTTGTGCTGCTGGCGAACGCTGTCCACCTTGTCTTGTAGGTACGCTGTGTTCATGGTCTGGAAATGAAAAGCCCCGACGTTGGTAGCGCCGGGGCAGGTTAGCGGTAGAAGTACCGATTAGTATTGCTTGCGGCTGGCGAGAATGAGCCGAATCAGTTCGACCGGCTGACCGACGATATTCCAGTTGCCAGTGTACTCAGTCCAAGTAGGTTGCCCTTCATCCGTTTGGCCAGAGCCCCCACCGTGTGAGATACGAAACACGTGTCCGTTAATGCTGATTTTCCCATAACTACAACCGAACTGTAGCAAACGAACGTCAAGGTTATAGTCAAAGTCTGGTGCATCCACCGTGATGCTGTACCACACTTCCTTACTCTTATAATCGAAGTAGCCAGCCGGATAGAACTCAGACGAGTGGCGGATGTTGGCCGCACGTAGTGCGCCAGAGAGTTCAGCGTACTGCTTCGGATTCATCAGCGCCGCCGTGAAACTGGTGGGGCATTTGATTTTAAAGTAATTGATCGTCCCGTTGGCTTCGGTGTAGCTGATCGGATTCTTGATAAACACGTCGTTAACCGTGTTATAGGTGGTGGCCATGTTGTAGCCAGTGTAATCAACCGGCTGGGCGGCTACGGGTAGAACTTCATCGAATAGGGTCATAACGGCTAGAATATGCTGGTTTGATTGGTTGGGGTTGTGGGTTCGCTGAATAGCTGTGGCGTGTTACTGACTGGCTTTTTCGCGCGCGTTTCGGCCAGCTTCTGGCGGCGCTGCTCGGCGGCTCGGTCGGCCACTGAGGTTGTAATGTTCTCGTTCTGGCTCATGGCCTGCTGCAACAGGTGTTGCTCGAACGTGGCCCGGCTTTTGGGTACGTTGAAGGCGTTGGTCTGCTGTCCCATCGGCTAGGCTAATTCGGTTCTGGCTTTCTTCAATCCCTCGTCTGTCCATTGCGCTTGGGTGGCGCTTAAAATGACCACGTACTCGCGCCGCTGGGCTTCTGCCAAAAGGGCAACGGCTTCTGTGTTGAGAAAAAACATGCCTTTCAAAGCGTTATCAATCTGCTCTATGGTCAGGTTGATGGACAAGTCAGGCGTGTGTAGTGTCTTGGCGTAGGCTTCAATTTCGCCCCTGACTTCCGGGGGCAGGTCTTTCTTGATGTAGGTGATGGTTCGCCCATTATGGGACATACGGGCCAGTCGCATGTAATCGCCTTTTTCTACTACGTCGTTGTAGGCGACGATAATGCAGGATGGGTAGTGGTAGTACCCGACAACGTGTTTAGTCTGCTTTTTCATCATCTATGCGGCTAGAACTCGTTGGGCAATTGCTTGCTTAAGCGCCTCAAACTTGGTGTGGGGCCATTTGTAGTCATTTTCTGACCACCAGTCGAACACGGCTTTAATGTCCAGTCCATTGGCGGCAATGACATCGGCATACAGGTCCATGAACGTGTCAACGGCTTCGGTCAGGGCTTCATCGAGCGTTGCCTCAACAGACGGATGAACGGGCTGCTGAATCCATTCGGCTAGGTGAACAAGGGCGTCGGTTGACAGGTCGGTCAAATCACAAACGACATCGAACGAGCCATCATCGTAACTCAGCTGAATCTGGCTTTCCAGTTCGGCCCCTAACGACTCAATCCCACGTAAAGCGTAGGTGAATGCCCCATCGGTGTGAAGAATTTCACACGCTGGCAGTAGGTACAGCGTACAGTCCTGTTCCTGCTCCAATCGGGATAGGATAGCTTTTGCAGACGCTTCACGGATGCTGGTTATTTGGTCTGACCAAACGCTCACTTCGGTTGCAGGGCCAAGAGTCAGCGAAAAGAACCATGTATTCAGGTTGGTCGAATAGCCGTAAGCCGTTTTAGGGCTGGCTTTGTACTTAGACCATATCCGTAATACGGCCAATTCAGTGCCGTAGGCGTAAGCGGTTTCTGAGATAATCTCAACCTGTACCGGCTGTTTAGCCATTTGGTTGAAGTCGCTGGTGAGTCGGGCCAGTTGGGCCGGTGTGATGTCTGAAACGTTCATGCTGATAGTTGATAGATATGCTTGAAAAAGAAGGGCCTGCTATGACTAGCAGGCCCGTAAGGCACAGATATGGGTAGGATTGGGTAAGGCTAGACGGGTTCGCAGGTGGTGAGTGTTTGACTAAGGTCAAGTGGGTGAATCGTGGGTTGGTACTCGTACATCGCCCGTAACAATTCCCGCCTTTCTTCAACAGACTCCCACTCAGACCACAGGAGGGTGCTCATGTCTTCATCGGTGCAGTTCCCTTGGTTCACGAAGTACAAATAGGCAGTTAACAGCGCGTGCATTGCCTGTGCGCCCGTTGGCCGCTTATTATCCAGATACCGCTGGTTCTTCACGTAGGACGCATATAACGCTGGTTTTACCCTGTCCACGTACTTGTGGTAAATCGCCGATATGGCACTTGATTCGCGTTTTGTGTACGTGTGGCGCGCGATAGAGTCCACATTGGCAACAGCATTCTCGTACAGGGCTTGGTCGTCGCCGCTCAGGGGCTTTACTTTCGAGTTGAGGTAAAACATGATAATTGTTATGTTTTAGTTAAACGTTTGGCTTCTGCGACGCCCAATCGGGCGTTTCGATACGTGCCGGGTATCATCGTCAGGCAGATATTATAGTGATGGTAGGTAGCGCGTTAGCCTCCATTTGCCGACGCTGCTCGAAGTAGGCTTCCGGCATCAGGCACGCTTTTATCAAGTCTTCATGTTCATGTAACACCATTATCAGCTTACCACCTGCAACGCAGGGCTTTAACTCGTATTCTGCCCGCTCTGTGGTGTAGTTTTCGGCGCTTACCTGTTCAGCGCTTAGTTTGCCGACTATGCTCTGTATCCAACTTTGCTGGTGAGGGGTAAGGGTAGTGGTTTTAGCTTCGACCTCTTTCCAATGTGAAGCGTGGTCGAACGTTGTGTTTGTGCTCATGGGCTATAGATAGAAAGGCTTTGCTTATTGGCCGAAATCCACTCGGCTGGCTGGCAGAACACCCACAATCGGGCGTTTCAGGGTCGTTACTTCTTTCAGTAGTGCCTCGAACAGCGGTTCGTCCTTGTTGGCTTCATCGCCTTCCCAATCGCTGTTGGTTTCTACGTGGTGGCCTAATACGATGATGTGCTGACCGGCTACCAGATAGTGGGCTGTCCCGAAATAGCTATCACCGTCTACGGTAAAGACGCTACATTGAGCAGTGACAGAAACGTTGTTTGTGTTGGTTGAAATCATGGCTTTAGGTCAATTAGTCTGAATGTTTCGTAATCATTGGTCGTGTACAGATACACAAAACCCGCTTCGTCAGCGGGTAGAAGGTTGTAGACGATACAGCCAGTCAGAGCCTGTATCTTTTCGATGGCTTGCCTTCCAGTCATAGCTAGTTGCACCAACAGGCGTTTATCAGTACAGTGGCGATATGAACGGCGTATTGCTTTGCCTGAATGCCCTTTTTGTGGGCTTGGTCAGGCTCCCCCATCGGGTGAGGGGCAAGGTCATTGCGTTTTGCTACGTCATTGTAGCCATAGGTGTAGATGCCTATGCATGAGGCCTGAGTTCCTAAGTGGCTACGGACTTCCATATCGACCGTATTCTGCCACTGTCCGAATGTCTGTTTCATGTGGATGCTCACTCTGGTTAGTGTGTTAAGCTGACTTCTCATCTGCATTTGGTTCGGGCTTGAGACCGTTAGAGAAAGTAGAATTCTACTTTTCTAGCTGCATTACAGTCGCTCATGGTTTGCTATCGCCAACGGTTGATATGTCCGCTGTTGCCTTTCATGCGCCGTTCAGTGGCGAGCTTCGTTTAAGGCTGGGTTTGTCTCCCGTAGGTCAGGTATTTCAACCGACCGCCCCCTGAATCACGTCAGGGCATTACGTCTCCGGCTTTTATGGTGCCGGTCCCACTCCGTTACGCTAGGCTGATGCTGTTGTATGAATGAAGGTTAATTTGTGGTCGTTCAGGGCGTTTCCCCGTTTGCTTGCATCAAAGGTATGTCCCATGTGGGACATAAAGCAATAGGCTATTAGAAAGATGCAATAAAAAAGGCTTACAAAGGCTAATATTCTTTAAAAAGTATAATTATTTGATAACATAAAATAGTAAAATTATCATGATAACTGTGGGCCATTATCAGGTGGTAGGATTGGCAAAACGAGTAGGGTGTTCAGGCGTTGTCAAGGGTGTGAAAAAATAAGGTGGGCTATCCACCACACTGTTTACAGCCCTATCCTACACGATGAAGCACAGACAGCCTGTATATTCGTTGGGAATCAGCACAATTATACTGTGGCTGTAGAACCCAATCCAGTGAATACAGTGGCACAAGCGAACCGTCACCCACTCAGATACAAGCAAAACCCGTTTGTGAGCCCCACAAATGAGCGTAGAGCAACGATCTATGCACCCAATGACTCCACCCTTGCTTTACTCACTTCGTTGCGTCATGCGGATATACGGCTGTTGCTGGTATTAGGAGCCAACTATGACCACAGTACAGGGCGTTCATGCGTAGCCAGGACCGTATTACGTCAGCACGTTGGCGTGAGTCAGCAGGTCAGCACCAGTATCAGCCGACTGGTAAGCATGAACCTGATTGCTCGTTCCCAAAATCCAGATGAATACTACCTCAGCCCTGATGTGTTCCTGCCTGTGGTGCTGGCCATTCCCTGAGCAATGGGTTTGTAACTGCTTCACCAAATTACCCAAATCAGTACCCAACTCAACAGGCTAACAGGTGTGCAATAGCCAAAGTAGGGGGGGGAGGGTCAAGGGGGGGGTAGGGAAAAAACGGGGGGCCGATAGCGGGGCGGTGGGCGGTAGTCCCAGCGTGTCAAACAGATCCACTTTTTTGACAAACCCATTCGAATGAAACGGCGCGCGGCGGGGTGTGTCGTTGACGCAGTATACACTACCCAATCCAGACAGGGGGACGCTATAGACGAATTGTGTATTGCTAAAAAACGCGTAACTGCCTGACTGGTGAGTAGTCTACTCTCATATAGTGTTTTCAAACTCTCACCAATAGTGAGAGATAAACTCTCATATAGTTTCCAGAACGCGCATTATCTTGCCACGTAATGCAAGAGAAAACCGAACTACGTTACTGGGTAAAAATGAAGGTCTACGGAGGCACGACGACCTGGGTTAGCAAGTGCAAACACATGGGCCAGACGCACCTCTACAGCTACATCATTGCCACCTTCAACCGGGCCACAGGGGAGTGGAGCAACACCGGTCCAGCGAGAACAGCATTGAAGCAGTTATACGATCTGGAAGAGTCTACGATCTATCGCTACCTGGGGATGCTCAAGCGGGAAGGCTTACTAAATAAAGGGCAGAAGGGAACGTACCTGGTTAACCCGGAGTGGATCAGTTATGGCGAGGATACCGGGGGGCGGCGGCGTAAAAAAAGCGACCCGGAATAGTAGAATTATACTTTTATGGGTATAATTGCCACCGATTCAACCGCTTACCTTTCTACGATCATGCTTATTCTCATCATTGGATCGGCCGCCGTCGCGGGGGCAATCCTACTACTGGCCGCTTCCTCGCCGCCAATTACCGTCGAACCGTTTGATGATTGGCCTGATCAGTCAGATAGGCTCATGCAAGACATGGCTCTGTTTACTGAAGCCCCTAAGCTGACCGATTCAAGCTACAGTGTCTTTGATTTCCTGATTCTCTACGTGCATGCCTTCGCGCTGTTCGTGGCCAGGTACCGGCAGTTAGCCCGATCCATCGTACAGACGGCGCTCTTCAGTATCCGACAAATCCTGATGACTACCCTCTTTGGCCGCGGGCTATTGCATGGGTAAATGACTTCCAGAATTGACAATGAAATGTGGCTAACGCATACCCTTATACGTTAGCCACATTTTTGACGGTATGGCGGGATGGAGCAGTCGGTAGCTCGCTGGGCTCATAACCCAGAGGTCGCGTGTTCGAGTCACGCTCCCGCTACAAAGTTTGGTTGTCGATCCGGAGCGGAAACTGAAGCACGAGGAAAAGGCAAAGACACACTTGTTCGACAGCCAAACCTAGCCTTTTCATTTTTGTATAAAGCATACTCGAACACGGGGCTGGACTCTGGCCCCTACTGTTTATGCGAAAACGATAACCCGTGCCCGAAAGGGGGGCGAGCCAGACGCCCGGCAGTAGTGCAGATCTGTTCGCAGAGCCTGTAGCTTCTGGAGCCAGACCCGGTAGGGATAGCTCTGCTGGTGGGCTGGCAAACTGGGAGTTTAGCTCAGATGGTAGAGCGCATGTTTGGGAAGTCAGCCACCCCAAACGTGAGGTCGGAGGTTCGAGCCCTTCATCGCCCGCACATTTTTAGAACGAGAAGCCCAGTCGATGGGCGAACGAAGCGCGAGACGACTCCGCGAAACGGGAGGTGGATGACGATTGTAGTTCAGTGGTAGAATACCGGATTGCCATTTCCGGAGGTCAGCGGTTCGAATCCGCTCTTTTGTCCCAGTCTGGTGGTGGCCAGCGTCAGAAGTTAGGTCGGTTTAGGGGCTGGTCTGGCTGCTACCAGACAGATTACGATTAAGTATAAGTTACGGTGGGTATGTACAGCCTGTTTCCTCTGGAGACAGGCTGTTTTGTTTACCGGTGCGGTTTAAGCCAGGCTACCGGCGACGTTTCCTGCCCGATCGTTTTGGCGGTGTTGATCAGGATCTGGCATAGCTGCTCGGATAAGCCGAACCGCTGTTTGTTGATCTCGATCGATTTGAAGATATCGCCGTCGCGGTGGCGCTCGCCGGCCGCTTTCCAGCCGAGCAGCATTTCCAGCACGTCATACAGCGTCATACCGTCGACGCCATTCCCGAAGTGCTCCGGGTGATGACTATTGTTGGCGTAGTGATGCTGTAGCGCTGGGCCCAACCGTTCCAACGAAGCCTTGTATTCGTCCGAGCCGTACGTCAGCCCGGCCAGCAGCGGCGTTTCTCGGTCAAAGTAGAACTTCTCTTTGACATCAAACTTACTGTCGTCGTGCACGTTCGCGCGCCTCAAAAGCTCGATCGCTGCCAGGTTGAGTAGCTGTTGCACACGACGTATATGGCGGAGCGTATCAAAGCCGCCGTCGTAACTCATGGTCACGTCGACCAAGGCATCATAGCGCTGGGCGACGTGAGGCCAATAGTGTGAGTCGTCCCAGGCGGCTTCACCTACCTCGGCTTCCAGAAGCGCGCGGTTCTGCACCTGAAAATCGTCTTGGTCGCGGTAAATGCGGTTGGTTGAAGGGTCAAATTTCATAGACATGGTTTATTTCAAGGGGTAATCCGCTTGTGGTGGCCATTTGGTAAAACTGTTGCCCACTTATTCGTGAGCCATCAGACAGCGTGGCTCCCTCCCTATAATGGGCCATCGATTGTTTCCAATAAGCCCGCACAACTCGATCAGGAGTTACTGAGCCGTAGACTTCGCGCGGATTCAGCGACAAATCGCCTCTGGCCGTCTTAACAAGTAATACGCTTGTTGTATCAGTGTACCAGCGCGATTTAAGCAGCGCACCATAGACGCGCTTTTGCCGCTGAATAGGCACACGTTGATTAGTGAATAACTCAAACGTGTGCCGATCGACCCAGGCCACCAGCGCAGGTACGTGGGCAATACCCGAAAACGGTGCTGCCAACCCGTCAAAAAATGGTTCGTGAACGATCGTGATGAACTCGTCTTCAAACTTGAACAGGGTCGTTCGTTTCATTGCTTACAGGTATTAACATCTGAATTTCTTTCACGTTGATCAGCCCGGCGCCGCTGGGGTGGGGATCATGCAGCAGCTTACCATCCTGATAAATACAGACGTGGTACGTGCCGCGCTCGGTGTCGCCAGATACCAGGTACGGCTGGCCGTTTGAGCGGTGCTTGTACACGGTGATAAACTCCCAGCCTAACTCATATAACCAGTCTTGCATCATAGCAAACCAGTTCTGATCTGGGTCGTCAAACAACTCCTGAAACTGCGGGGCGGCCTCGGGACTATCGAGGTCGAGCAGACAGGCCAGCGCCGTCGGAAAGCAATTGCCGTTGATGCCCAGATCGGGCTGGTGCAGCCGCGTTTGATGGTAAAACTTCACTACCTATTGAATTGGGGAAGCGAAAACCCCACGTATTAAGCGGAGATTTCAGTTATTATTTTGGGCGTCTCACTCCGATTCAGGAGCACAATCGTATTTCGTCCAATAAGCTTTTTATCGGATTCACCAGCGTTATCACCTACAGACAATATCTGAGCCTCATAAGACCATCTATCTGGTATAACCAGGCAGGTCGCACTCAATATTTTAACTATACCTGTGTGTTTGGCTCCGTAGGGTTTATGTTCAATCACAGTGCCTACTTTCAGAGGTGAGTATGCCTGGCTATACTCCCGAGTTAATTCCGCAACCTCGTTTTTGAAAGGAGCCATATTGGCCTTGTGTTGCGAGTTCAAGCGTTCGATATTTTCGTTGGCTTGGTTGATCTTATTGATAAGGTCTTGTTCTGACATAGTCTTAAGTTGACTTAAAGCGTAGCGTTCAGTTTGACAAGGTTCTGGGAGTAGAAGTTGTGGTATTGATTGGTGGGGTTGCGACCGTAGTAGCCTGTGGCATTGTGATCGTCGTAGACGATGGTTCAGCGACTGAAACTGTAATGTCAGCGACTGTTGTACCAGTCGGAACATGAAGAGTGATTGTGATCGCCGTCGCGGCCAGTACAGCAATCAAAAACGGTTTTACGCCAGTCATAGGACGGGCTTGATGTATTGTTTGCATTGGATTGGGTTTAAGTCGGCTAAAGCCGAATGAATACTGTTGGTTAAGGTTGTTTTTCAGTATACCGCCAGCCCTGAAAGCCGGAGTATTCAGTTTGCTCAGATTCAGGAATCGCTACCCAGTTGGCCATCACCACAACGTACCCAGATGGTTTGTCTTCCAGCAAATAGCCCTTGTCTACCCACTCCTGGGCTCTACCGGAAGAAACGATGTGGAAATAGCCGCGAACTCTTCCACTGTAGATCATGAAGCAGACCGAGTCAGTCAACGGCTTTTTGGGCAAGCGATGACAGCGGATAAACCACAGCCATTCTTTGCCCTGGTTGGTGCCTTCCCGGTCGACTTCATCCCAGTCGGTTGTGCCATCGCATCGACGAAGCACACGCTCGGCCAGTTCCCACGTTTTGAAGTTGCTGGCAGGAATCGTTGTGATTAGGTTGATCATGGCTTGTCTGGACAATCACACGGACGCGCGCGACGAGCAGAAAAATAAGAGAGCGTGTCTATCTGATCGTCGAGCCCCCTGAAGTGACCTGATACATAATCATAGCGCGCGAAACCAGATCGAACATCAATTATGCGAACAACGGAGAAGACTTCGGGAAAGGGGCTATTCGTCTTAGTCGTCAAAAAATAACAGTAGCCTGCCTCAATTTTAACGGGTATCTGATCCCAACTAAAAACACCAGCTTGTTTAACAGATGGCGAGGGATGATATTGAAAACTCCAGACGATACAGGCCGAATTAATGATAATGTGAAAGATGTTATCGACGATGATCAACAGCCACGTACTGAGCCAAGCCGGTGTTTTATCTGAAAAGCCGTAGTTGGTGCTGCTCCAATTCCAGTTGACCAGCTTGATCCAATACACCGCCAGTCTGTAATGATCGATCAGAGCGTGTGTAATCATAATAATAAACAATTGATATCCACAATAAACATTGCCGCTGACCAGCCATGCGAATGGTACAGAATAAATACAAGCATGTATGAAGGCTACATTCCAATCCTTCGTTTTATTCTGGGCTAGCCAGTCGTTTTGCGTGACGTAATCGCCAATTAGATGGAATAGGAATCCAATCAAAAGCGCCAATTCGAGAGACATTATAAAGAAGTGTAAGAGTGAAAAGTTAAACGTGTTTGGGCCTACGGCCGGCGTCGCGGTTGGAGCCTTCCATTTTGCAGCGAGCCGAAAAAAGACGGGAGCGAATTGTACCGATCGGCAGCTTCATTATATCGGCTATTTCATCGTACTGATAGCCTGCCATCCAATAGCGAATAACTAGCTGTTGATTCTCGCTCAGGTTGCTGATTGTCAAATCAACCTGCTGGGCGAAGACATTGGCCGGGCCATCGTTTTCGCTGTGCACAGCGATAGGCAGAAAGTCGTACCGGGTAAAATCATCGCCAACCTCGGCGTCGATGCTGATCAGCAAAATCCCTTTACGGTCGCGGTAATCGTTAATGAACAGGTTTTTGAGCAGCCGCGAGAGCCAGGCCCGCAGGTTGGTACCCTCTTCAAAATAATCCTGCTTCAGCCACGCGCGTATCATCGTGTCCTGTACCAGATCTTCCGCGTCGGCCTCATTATGTTTCACCAGGTTCAAGGCCTGCGCAAACAGGTGCCGCCGGTGTTTTTCGAGCTGGCTAGCGAAGTCAGTTTTTTGAGGGGTCGGCTTCAATTGTCCAGCAGGGTTAAACGCTTAAAAACTGGTCGAGCGCGCGGTTCCATTTGGCGTCGGCCAGCGCGTTATGCTCCTGCGTATTGACAGGGTAATTCTGGTGGGTTTGCAATGGCGCATTACCCCACTCAGAAATGTAGGTACCCATCGGAAATGTGATTAAACCTGAGGCTCTTTTCGTATCAGGTTCATCGCCCGCTTTGGCGGCAACCGAGAAGTACCGGAAGTATTGTTTGCCGACAACTAAAGGCTCATTAACATCAACATCCGGGTATAACTCCTGTATCAATAAGCCATCGCGCAGCACGTGAATAAACCGCTGTTTAATTTTGGCTTCTAGTTCCTCCTCTTTTTGCCGCAAATCCGTGGTAAACATCGGCAGGCCCTTGGGCAGATCGATCATTCGACCGAACAGCGAAGCCAGTAATACGTGGTCGTAATCGGTATAATACCCAACCAGCTCATACCGATTTTCTTCCAGCCAGAACTTTGCCAGTGTATCGACCGGCTCACGGCCATAGAGTTCATCATAGTCGACGAGAGCCGGGCCGTAGAGGAATTCGCGCAAATCCCCCGCAATCTGCGCACGCGTTTTGCCGTACCAATTCAGCAGGTTTTTTAGACTGCGACGGGTAAATGACTCGAACAGGTCGTGATGATACGTCTTGCCGTAGGTTGACACACCTCTGCACAATTCAGCATGTAGCGGCTTGAGCACGTTTTCACGTACCCATTCATCTTCCCAGGCATAGCCCAGGTCAAATTCATTGCAAACCCGGTAAAATTCCCGCCCGGTTTCGTCGACCATGCCAATGCTGATGAGGTCAATGAAATGACGTTTTTTGCCAAAAAGTGGCGTACGAAATCCCTCGATAAACTCGGTATCGTAGTATAGTTTAATCGTTTTCATGAAAGGTGTTTTAAGAATTCAGAAGAATGAATTTGCTCTTACCGATACACAGCAGTTTGGTTTGTCCCTCAGCCATCGTCACTACGTCGCCCTCTTTGTAGGGCTCACCGTTAAACTGGATGGAGAAAACTTTGCGAGGCTGAAACAGACAAAGCCACCAGCGGTAGAGCGTCAATTTTAGCCAGCGAAAAAATCGGAGAATGGCGTTATCGCTTTTGAAATAGCTGTTCATACTTTAGCTCGTCGAGCCGCTTCAAAAATCGGATTTCGTTATAGATCAAATCGTGATACACATTTTGACACCCCCGGCAACGCATAACGATTTCTGCACCATGCCACGTAGAGCCGTCGGGGTGATAGCCATACATGTGTTGGATTACCCCGAATAATTCATCGTATACGCACTGGTGGTTGCAGGGAGACGGAGTAGGCGGCACGATCCGCCCCCCGTCAGCGAAATACCCCTTCTTCATACTCGGTAATCACCGAACGTCTCATTCAGCTCATCGCAGTAGGCGTTCCATTCTTCCGAGTAGGATTTGGTACCGTTAATACCTTCCATGATCCGGTCAAACTCGGCCGCCATCGATGCCGGCACCTTATACTCGTGGCCGGATTCATCCTCTTTCAACACGGGTAAGGCATTCAGTACCGCCATGACGTGGTTACCCATGCAGCCCGTATAGCCCTCGTACCAGCCAGGTACGTTGATATCCCAGTCTTTCATGACCGACCACAGCTCTTTGAACTCGGTTGAGTCAAGTTGCTCGGGTGTAGGGCTTGGGTAAGATGCAGGCGGGTTCACGATACCCGATGAAACCAAATCGCGCGCGGCAACTGCCAGTGGAATACTATGGGCACACAGACTGGCCATCTTTGACTGAGCATCTGTAGCAAAGTCGAGAGCCTTATGCAAATCAATAATATCCTGACTGCTTGCGGCCTGCCCGGATTCTTCTAACCGCTGACTTGCCCGTTTTACTTTATCGATAACACTGGTCAGCGTATCGTGCCATCCTTTGATGTGTGGATCAAGTGCCGCTGCGGCTTTGTACTCATCCCGTCGAATCTCTTCCTCGAGTATCGACTGATGGGCTTTCATAGATATGCCAATGACCGTATCAATGCCAGGTGTTTCGGCCATCTGATCACGCTGTTTCCGGTTTGCAAACAAAATTGCTAGGTTCATAAAAAAAGCCCGGTTGCGCACCGGGCAGGCGGTTGGTAAGGCTAGTTAATTTGCGTCGATTGCCTGCCGCTGCTCGGTTTCCGCTAGCTGAGTGACGAACTGGCCGATTTCGCGCTCGGTCAGGGCCATGAACTCCCGCAGATCCACGTCGCCGCGTTTGGCGATGGCCAGGGTACGTTGCCAGAGCGCCACCCAGTCGCGGCGATCCGGGTGTTTGAGGTTGTTGCGAATCTCCTGGCCCGCCACCCGGCAGTGATTGTAGCGGCGCTCGGAGGCAAAGCGCAGAAACCCCTTGAAGTCGGCCCGGCGCACCACCGGAAATGCCCGTACCAGCAGCATCAACAGCCAGTCCTGCGCGCGACGGATACGCTGATCGTACTCGCCTGATAGGGTCGTGCGCGCCATGCCCAGCCCGCCGCGACCCGTCAGGCCCAGTAAATCGTCGCGCGCCACGTCGAAATAGGCCGCTACGGCCAGCACGTGGGCACCCACCAGCGTTTGCCGGTCGAGCTGGTGCTGGCCATAGGTGAAGAGGATGGATTCTAACAGGCCCTCGGCCTCATCCATGCGCGTGTGTACCAGATTAAGTTGTTGATGCTGGTACCCGATTTGCCGATACAGGGCTGAAAACGCGTCCTGCCAGTTGTTGTACTGGCTTACATCGGACAGAAGTTCAAACGACGGGACCGTTGGCATCCCTAAAGCCGTGTTCATAGGTAGGAAAAAGGAAGGGAAATACACGATGACGATGGAAAACTACACAGACGACGCCGAAAAGACAACATGAAACATTACAATTGTACTTATAGAGTGAGGAATTTTGAAGCAGCTAAAGCGCACGTGCGCCAACCAATCGCCGTCATCGGCTGCCTCTTATGGAAAACACCTCTTCTGGTCCCCAACTCAACGTCACCTCCGGGTTCGATCTGAACAGTATTCTAGCCGAAGAAGGCTTAGCTGAGGCACCCGAAAGCGGGCCTGAGCAAGCCGGGCTCAATGACACCGAAAAGCAGGCATTGGGTCAGATTACCACCAACACGCCGCCGCTGGATCAGACGCTTGCGCCTGGCCAGAAGGCACCTGTTGATGCCTCGATTCCGGAGTATCTGAAAGCCGATGCGTCGACGGAGGTGGCCCCGGTAACCATCGACTGGGGAGCGAAGTACAAAGAGGCCTTCGGCGAAGACATTCCCGCCGACATCGAGCCTACGCCCGAAAACGTGCTGGGCAACCTCACGATGCTCGAAGAAGCCCGCCGCTTCATTCAGCAGGTGCCTGAGTACGCTGAGCTGCAGGCGCGCCTGAGCCGCACCTATGAGCCTGGCGAAGCCGGGGATCATGCGCGGTTCCTCGACAATCAATACCTGCTGGAGCAAGACCTGATCCGGCAAATGCCCATTCTGCGCGACAACGATGAAGATCGGGATCGCTACATGCTCACCTACATCCAGGAAGGCGCCCTGACCGCCAAAGGCCAGCAGTGCGTCGATCAGCTGCGGCAGCAAAAGAACCAATGGCTGGAGCAGCAGCAGGAGGCGGCCTGGGAGCACGGGGCCAACGTGGCCAACCGGCAAGCTGCCGCCCGGCAGCAAACGGCCAACACGATAAAGACGCTCAATCCCGGCGGTGTGCCGCTGAGCGACGACGACCGCACCGCCCTGATTGATTTTATCAACTCGGACGGGCTGCGGACCAAGCTTACCAATTACGACGCGCTAACCCCGGAAGAACAGGGGTTGATGGCGCTGGTGCTCAATCCCCAGCTGCGCGCGCGCTGGCTGGCAGCCCACTACGAACGCGGCGCCAAAGAAGGGGCTAACCGACGGTTGGCCAGCCAGCTCAACTAAGATTCCTCGGCCACGGCGGGGATCGCCCGACGCCACTATTTCTAAACCCAATCCTTTATCCAACTACCTCTCATGGCAGTCAATAATCCGCTTAAAGTAGTACGGACCACGCGCGTTCCCCGCCGCAAAGCGCTGGATATGGAGCACATCAACTCCTACGTGGGCCAGCGTGAATCGATCAATATGTTTCTGCGCGAGGCGGTGCCCAGCTCGCCGCTGAACATGTTCTCGGACTTCAAAGGCTTTATCTCGGCCGACAACAACGAAGACGGCCAGGCACAGCTGATCAACGTCGAACGGGCTGGCATCAGCACCGAGTACCACGTAACCCGCACGTTCGTCGAAAAGCGGATTCCGGGCCGGGTGACCGACAACAGCCGCGTGCCGGCCGTGCTGGTGGCGCCCAACCCCGGTGGCGTCAATTCGGCCCAGACCAACTTTACGTTCCGGGCCAACCGGGATATGGGTGAGCCGGGCTCGATCTTTATGCTCCGCGACGAGAAGACGCTTATTCTGGCGGTCGGCAAACGCTCGCTCAGCACGGAGGAAGTCGAGTACACGGCTCAGTTAGTAGGCATCCCGGGTGAAACGGCTGACGGCTCGCTGCTGTCGATGGATGCGCCGATCCGCTACCAGATGGCCAACACGATGGGCCAGGGCTCCCTGGGTGGTCTGCCGATGGTGGGTAACGGCGAGGTATCGTTCGACGAAATCAACGTCACGACCATCATTCGCTCGGCCTCCGTGTCGACGGGTAGCGCGTTAGCCGATAATGCCATGGCGGCAATCCTGGAAGATGCCCAGGGCAAACGCATCGACGTGTCGTCGGATATTCCCGTTCAGGTATTCCGGCAGGCCTGCCAGGAACTGAGCGATGCCGTCATGCACTGGAAACCCAACTTTACGGCCAAAGATCGGCGCATCGCCAACACGATGGCCGACAGCCGCTACCCCGAGCGCCCGGTTTTTGCCGGGGTGTATTACCAATGGGATCTGGCGCCCAAACGCTACGAGCACTACCTGCGTTCCTCGCAGGAGGCCTCGGTGGCCAAGCTCGAGTGGATGCTTAAATCGATGCGCGCGATTGCGGGCAAAAAAGTAACGCTGCTGGCCGTCTGTCAGGGCCTCGGCCGCGACTGGCTCAAAGACACCTATTTCGCGCTGGCCAAGAAGCTGAATTATCAGATTCACGTGGGCGTGAACGACGGCAAGCTCAACGGCGGCAGTGTCGGCTACGACATTGATACGATGGAAACGCCGGATGGCAAAATTCTCATCTACGATATTTCGCAGCCCCAGGATAGCTGGAGTATGAGCGACCGCATTGGCTACAACGGCGTGTCGTACCCCTCGCGCTCGAACCGGATTTACTTCATGCCGGTATCGACCACCGATCCGCGCACGGGCGCCAAGAAGCCCACGGTCCGGATTTACCACAAGGAGAAAGACGATATCCGTCGGTTGCTCAACCCGGCCGTCACCAAAGGCCACGTCGGTCGCGGTAGCTGGACGCCTGAGCAGCTACTGAACGTGTCGGACGAGCAGGTCAAACGGACACTGGCTAACAACGGTAACCGGGTTGATTCGATGGTCGACGGGGATGAAATCTGCTTTTTGTCGCAACTGACGGTGAAAGCCTCGTACGACAAGAACATGATTCTGGATTTGAAATAACCTTAATTCTACTGTCGGGTGGGTCACTGGCTCACCCGACTTAATTCTGTTCCTCTTATGGAGTTCGCTAAAGCTTTACTGGTTCGCAACAACGCCATTCGCGAAGGCGATCCGGGTCCGGAAACCGAGGAATACCTCGAGGCCGAACACGAGTACAGTATCAAAGGCCAACCGTACACCTTCACCTTTCTCGATCGGCTGGGTAAACCCGCGCCGATGATCATTCAATCGCACCGGCTCTTCAATCTGAAAGACAAGTACGATAAGCACAACTGGGACGTGCTGAAGGTCATCGTCAAGTTTGACCCCACGATCGCCGAACGCGTGCAGCTGCATGATCCCGAGGAAGAAAGCCGGAAAGCCATGGCGCAATTCGATCTGGAACAGGAGCTGGCTACCTACCTGTCGGACCACCGGCAGGATACCGAAACGCTGGGCAACCTCTACCGCCGCGTGGGCCTGGGGTCAACGGCAGGCATTCCGGCACCATCACTGTTTATTGCCCTGAAAGCCAAAGCCCGCGAGGGTGTCGATGCGTTCCGCTCCGTGGAGGGTGCCTGGCTGTGGGAGGATAACGATTACGAAACGCAGGTGCTGCTGGACGCGGGCCTGGAAACGGGCATCCTGTATCTGGACGGGGAGGTGTACATGCGCCGCGACGGAAAGGTGCTGGGCGAAACCTACGCCCGGGCTATCTACGAGTTGTCGACCAACTCAATCGCCCGCCATTATGTGCAGCAAACCATCAAAGAGCAAGCGGGTCGGCCGCGGCTCGCCAAACGACCAACCGAGCTAAAACTGGAAGAGTCGGAACTGCTGCAACTGGCTACCACCGTCGGGGTAAAAAATGCGGAGGCGGTTCAGGAAGTGTCCGAGGAGCTTACCGCTCCGACTGTCGACAAGGCCATCAGCAACAAGGTCAACGCCTACATTCAAAAGGGGCTGGTTGTCGAAACGGACGGCGTCTGGACGATTGCCGACGTACCTAAGCCGTTTATGTCGCGCGAGGAAGTCGATACGTTTTTTGCCGAAAACCCGCAACAGGTGACCATGATGGATGACCTGGTGAATTACTAACCCTACGGTAATGACCAATTACGACGTATTCGCTCTGTGGGAAAAACTGCGCAAATCGGATGTGCCCTATTTGGCGCCGAACCGATTTGCGGCGTATTACACCACTGAGCGAGCGGCGTGGCAAAAACTGAAGGCCCTCGAAAAAGAGACCGACTATATCCGGGAGCTGATGGCGGCCTTCGTGGTGCGTAAGCTCATCCAGCATCCGGGTACGGTCATTGATCTGGCCACGATTACCCCGGCTGTGGGACCGATTCGCGCGCTGAATCTGACGTTTTCGTACAACGTCGGTGGGCTGACCAGGCCGTTGCCCGATCGGCCGTGTGCGCCTGCCAAAGACGATACGCTGGCCGTCGATCAAGGTAACCCAGCCCGCCGTGCCGATGACTGGTACCCTAAATACCAGCAGGAAGGCACAAAACTGACGCTATTGAGTAAGACGACGCCGATCATCGCCATGCTCAGCTACTGGCAGGTGCCACCTGCCTTGCTGCCTCCGCCACCAACTGCGACCAATGCCCAGGTGTTGATCGAAGGAGATAAAGCGGTTAGTGAAATTCTGGATCGGGTACTAGCCCGGCACCTTCGGCCTTCGGGCCCGTCCGCTTACGCCGCATTAACTGGGAGTGAGATACCCCAGCGTGAACTAAACCTTTAACCAACTCTGTCGCATGAACATTTCAAGCGTTTTTCCCGCTTACGAGCCTATTCTTCGCACGCCGGATTGCCAGCCCGAATTTGATCAGGTTGTTTATTATTCCGGGGCCACCAACGTAACGCCGCTCGAAGAGAACGGCCTGTTGCGGTTTAAGGGGGCGCTGTCCAACGTACCTGACAACGATGGCCCCGAACTGGGGGTACCGCTGATCGATATCCTGCCGGGTGGGAAAGGCGTAGGCCTGCGCTGCTGCAACGCGGCTACCAAACAAAAGGTACGATACGCCGTCATCGCTCCCCAAACTCAGCCGGTAATGCTGCATCTGCGGCCCGTATCGACCTGCGTGGCGCCCAAAGAACTTGACGAGGAAACGCCGATTTTTGTGGGCTACGACGAGGGGCGTATTGAGACGGCTGCTCAGAAAGCCGCCGACGCCGCGCGCCAGTTCAACCTGTACTACGGGTTGTACGGCAACGCTACGGCCGTGACGGAAAACGGTACCTCATACGTGGAGATCGAAGTCCTGAAACCGGGCGATTTCTTCCACATGAAAGGTACCGATGGCCTGTCGGCGGCAAGCATCGTCGTTCCCGGTAAAAATGTGGGGCTGACCCCGGCGCTCATCGCCAGCCTGTTTCCGGGTGAGGCGGTGCCCGCGGGTACGTGTCTGCGGGCCATTGAGCTGGACTACATGGAGTATCAGGCTGCTGAATTGCTGGGCCAGATGACCTCGTCGTTTGGGCAGACAACGCAGCGGATGGTGCCTATCCAGCGCCGGTGCGTCGCTCTGTTTGCCGATAATGCCAACGCGACGGCCGCTCACGATGCCGCAGTGACCATCCTCAAGGCACAAAAGCACCTGTTCACCACGGGCGCAACGCCGACCTGCCAGGATTTTCTGGTGTACCCCTTCAGCGTCGACCGCGCCGATGGGGGCGATGCGGCGGCCATGGCGACGGCTAAGACGGATTATAGTGCGGTGACGATTCAACGGGTCGCCTACCGCAATGGCCGGTCGCTGTACACCGTCACGCGCACAGCTTCAGCCAAACCCGCTGTCGTTACGGCCGGGGATGTGATCGGAACGGGTACGGCCTTGGCGCTGAGCTAATGGGTTTGCGGGAGGCCATCAGGCACCTGCGGGCCAAGCCGGCCGACGCCATCTGGTTCTGGCAGGGAACGGTGCGCTACTGGCTTTTTCAGTACGCACCGTTCCTGCTGGGTCGGAATCTGAAGGCAAGCGTCGAGACCCGCAAGCGGCAGGCCTGGAGCTGCTACACCAACGGCAGTTGTATGTGCTGCGGCTGTCCAACACCACAACTCTTCTGGGCTGATAAGGGGTGCAGCGCCGGTTCGGCCCAATCACCACCGCGCTGCAGACCGCGCGCGGCCTGCTATCCTCCGCGCCACAGCTGGCTGTACCGGCTGGTTCAGTGGCTTTTTTAATCGTTTTTCTCCTCTACACAATGGATAAGGTCGGTAAACTCATCAAGGCGGGCGTGCTGGGCGTTGCCCTGTCGGTGATGGCCACCGATCCCCCGCCGGTAGCCGCGCCTGCTCCGGTCGTAGAGACGACGTCGACTGACCCCAGAGGCCCCAGCGTACAGGATCTGTACCGGCCCGTGCTGGCTGATCGGATTCCCGATAGTCCCAAAGCGCGCGGCGACTCCGCCTGGAAATGGTGGAGCGAGCAGCTGCACCGCATCAAGTTCGGTTGGGTATGCCCCTACAATAATCACTACATCAATGGGTATCATTATTTCTATTTAAACTTCATCAAGATTCCCCGTCAGGATGCGGAGACCGACACGATTACCGGTTGGGACGCGCCGCTGTTCCGGCAAAACGACGAGGAAATCATGCGGGTGCTGTGGAATCTCCGGCAGCGCACCATCAACGGCCGCACCTACCGCGCCAGCAATTTGATCAAAGCCAAGCCCCGCACCATCGGCTGGACGCAGATGGAGTTTCTGGGCGTGGATATGTATCATTTCCTGTTCTGCACGGGTCGTGATCGCTGGATCGGGCGGGGTTACCCCACCGAAAAGCACATGAAGGGCGAGGTAAACGCCTTTCGCTCGCTGTGGGCTGAACACATTCACCCGTTCTTTAAAACCTGGAACGGGCAGGTGCTCGATATTATCGAGGACAACAACGAGAATTTCGCCGTTGGTCGCTGGGTTGGCAAGGGTAGCAGCAAAGTTGGTATCAAACACAACTGGGTGCAGTACCGGCTCATCTCGTCCGAAAAAGATGCGGGCCCCTTCAAAGGGCAGCGCTACACGAAGATTACCGTCGTCGAGGCAGGCCTGTGGAAAGGCGACACGCTGGATAACTTCTACGCGGAAAACAAAGACTGTCTGGGTAGTGGTGATGGGCAGTGGGGCATGTTCGTGGTAGGGGGCACATCCAACGCGTTCATCAACCCATCAGAGAATTACAAGCGGATGTTTTTCAATCCGCTCGACTACGAAGCCAAAGCCCATTTCACGCCTAAAACGCGCGGCTATCTGCGTTTCATCGACCTGCACACGGGGGAAGACCTGGTCGAGCAGGCCGAAAAGGAAATTCAGAATTACCGAAAGAGTATCGAGCACAACGCCTCGCTGCTGCAGAAGGAAAAGGTTGAAAACCCGCTCAACGAAATCGAGGCCTTCGAGCCTGCCACCAGCCTGGCCTACGACAGCGCTATGCTGCTGGCGCAGATCGAGCATGTCAAAAGCCACGGGCTTGATTTGGCGTGGGTGTCGGGTCATCTGAAGTACGAAAACGATGCCTTTGGCCGCAAAACGGGTCGCGTTATTTTCGTGCAGGACCCGGCGAATACGCCCGAAAAACAGCGCGGGCCGTGGCTGATTAACCTGGAGGGCGTACCCCAGGCGGGCCTGTCGGGCCTGCACGTGGCGGGTATTGATGACTGCTATAAAAAGCTGCGCCCGGGGCAGAAGCTCAAGAAACGGGATTCACGCAACTGCATGATCATCTATCGCAAGCCCACCACGCAGGCGATCAATCAGGACATGCCCGTGGCGCTGTACATCGACAAGCTGCCGTCGATGCCGGCCACCTACGAAGAGTTCATGAAAGGGATGCTGTTTTACTCGGTAAAAAAGACCCTCTACGAATACAACACGGATGCCTTCGTCGATTGGCTTAACGACCGCCAGCAGGGCCATCGGCTCTATTATATCGGCACTCAGCCGGGTATTGAAATCAAGGGCAACGTCAAGCAGGAAGTAACCGCGCTGGGGCATCAGTACATGGCCAATGACCGCTATCAACGTATTACGCTGTTGCCCTTGCTGTACAGTCTACTCAACTGGGGCAGTGACGAAAACAACGACATCGGTTCGGCTTTTCACTGCGTGCTGCACCTGCTGCATGCCCTGCGCGACAAAGCACTCGACGACGATGAAGTAACGGCCCTTCTAACGGGCAGCACTCAGCCTACGGACACCAATGTAATTCAGCTCGGCGCGCGGCCAGGGTACGCGCGGCAGGCTGACAACAACTCATTCATTCGCCTTGGTCTTCAGCCGGGCACCCCACGAACCTATGGAACCAGTGACTACTACAACTAGCACCAACCTGCCAGACAGCCTTGACATGGGCAGACTTCGGTTGGGCGCACGCTTCAGCACCACCCTGACGCGCGCGCAAGGCCCTGCCTTTCGGGATGTGAGTACGACCTGCGCCTGCTCATCCAGTCGGATCGAGGGTGACACGTTGCACCTCGCCTACCAAGCACCGGGTCAGTTGCCCGAATGGGTGCGGCTGCAAAACGAGCGACAATGCCCGGTTGTCCAGTACGTCACGATTGAACTGGCGGATTTGACCCAGCACAGTATCGAACTCAAAGGTCTGTTAACTCTCGACTAGTATGCAGCAACTCCAGCTCGACGCCAAACTCGACAGCATCAATACGCTGCGGCTGCGGGATGTTACCCCCACCTGGTCGGGGCAAACCAACCTCACCCGCTATCAACTCCGCCTGCGTTACGCGGGTGGGGTGGAGATGTACTGGGAAAAGAACGCCTCCCCGATGGGTGAACTGCGTGGCGATGGCCTGGTGATCCATGCCGCGGATCTGGCCGCGCGCGCCGGGATGAATTCGCTGGCGTTCAAATCAGGTCCGTTGCACGTCTCATTGACGGCAATCGGGTCACTGATGACCAATCGGAAGCCGACGCACTATACCGTGTTTATTCCCTATGCGACCACCTCGGCCATGCAGTTGCAGGTCCGTCAGGGCGAAGGTGCGCGCTGGCAGGACGTAAGCCCGTCGTCGACAGGAAGCGGCTCTATGTGGGTCAAACTCGACAATGTGGAAGCCCCCTATACCGAGTGGCAGCTGCTGCTGCACGGTCAGCGGGTCGATGGTGGGCAGGTGATGGCCGAAATCGCCAATGAAACGGCGGTTGCCGTGACAAGCCAAGAGCCCATTGGGTACGTTGAAACGACGCTGATGCTGTTCGCCAACGAACGGCGCCAGTGGGCGGACCTGTGTTTGAACACGCTGGCCGGCCCCCAGGAGCAATCGATCGTTTTGCCGAATCAACCCCGTCAGCCCGGCCCGCTGGGTGAACCAGTCGGGCGGCTGGGCTATATCGGTAGCCTGCTGCGACTGTTGGAAACAACGAATTGCACTCAGGTCGCTGATGTCCAAACGGCCACGTTACTGCTCACGCGTATTCAACACGAACTGCTCGCATGGCCACACTGA